TCACGACCGATGACCAGGTCGAGGTGATCTATCCTGCTCCTTCTGCCGACGCCGAAGCTTGAGCTTTCTTCAGATGGAGGGCTTGGTGGAAGCGGGTGCAACCATCCATCCAGGCGGACGGGGGATCGGTGCATTTTGCGGGCGCCAGAGATGCAAGCAATACGGATGCATGTTGAGATGGTCCGCTGGTGGCACGTGGAGCTGCATCGCCACCTCATCATCTTTGAAGAACAGGCGTTTGATGTGCTCCATCTCCGGCCAGTTTGGACAGCGGTTTGCACGGGATACCGAGACGTGATCCCATTCACCGCCATCCGATGCGACGACTGTAAGCAGCCCTTTGTCGATTGACGAAGGCACGTTGAACACACCGCAACCATGGTCGCCTGGATGACCGTAAACACGGTGAGCGGCGTCGCGGTCACGATATAGATCGAGCAGGTTCAGGTTTCTCATTCGGTCCTCGGCGCCCCGTCAGATTGACTCCAATCCTGCCATATCAAGATGACGGCTATGCAGAAGACCAGGGCGGTTGCTAGTCGGTAGAACAGTCGAGGGTTGATGCGACGGACGAGAATGATTCCGATCCAGTTCATTGCCAGGGCCGGCAGAATCAGGAACGCCGAATGCTCAAGATTTTCCTGTGTGAATTGTCTCATTCCGATGAACGGGGGCAGCTTCGCCAGATCGACCACGGCAAAGAAGATAGCCATGGTCCCAGCGTAGACGCGGGGCGCAAGGCGTTGTGGAAATACGTACATCAGAAAGCCTATGCTACCGGCGTTTGAGACGAGACCAGCGAAGCCCGACGCGACGCCCCAAAAGGTTCCAACGACGGGGGAAGATCGGTGCGATGATGGACCGAATGTCTGCGTGATTACGAGCCAAAGCAGTGTTAGCCCCACGAGTAGTCGAATGTGCGTTATCTCCACAAGCAAGAGCCACGCAACGGTTATGCCGATTAGAACGCCCGGCAGCATGATGCGGAGGTTGCGGGGATCGTACTCGCGTCGATAAGCCCACACCGAGAAGATATCCTGGGCCAGCATGACGGGGATGAGCACCGCAACTGCGTCGAGCGGTGGCAATGAGAGCATCAGTATTGGTGTGGCAAGCAGACCAAGTCCGACGAAGCCGCCCTTAGCAAGGCCAAGGCAGACTATGGCGACCGCGCTGGCAATCATGTGCCATATTGCGCGCGCAGGATTTCACCGTCGCTGGATCGCCTCTCAAGGTACAGGATCGCGTGCTCGTAGGAACAGAAAACTACCTCGGTGACCTGGTTGTCGTCGGCGATTTCTGTCACCATCAACCTGAACCCGCTCTTGGGTATGACGTTAACGCAGTTGCTGTAGTCGCATATCAGCGGCATTTTATTTTCCTCTCTCGATCATAGCTGCGGCATTGAGTAGCTCGATACAAGGTGCATTTGGATGTTCTGCGCACCATCCAAGAATTAAAATCTCAACGTCAGATCGGAGTCGTCCGGCTAGGGGTGCATACCGGCAGTTAAGTGCCATGTCGACGCCGAGGTTGATTGCTCCAGTGTCATAGCCGAAATCGAGCGCTGCGCTCTCGCATTTCTGCCACCACGGTTCGCTCTGAAGAACGATGAGAAGGGCTAGTGTTTCCATTACGGACCTCGTCGCGTGCGGCTATGGCCTCTCTCAAGGATTGAAAAAGGCCGACATGGATTGTGATTTGGACCTGCCATTTTTCCCGTTGGGCATTCCAGAACACGCATGGTTCCCCTGACTTATTATTTGAATTGACTTTCCTCATTTGCGCCTCTCAGAGGAACATGATTGCAAGGAACGCGATGACGGTTGCAGCCAGCAGTGCCAGCCCGACCATGCTCGCGATGTCAGGTCTGCGTGCGAGCTTGTCGGCGCACCATCCCAAGATCAGCATTGCTTTCCTCCTCGTATGCCTAACATCTCCTCAACCTCGCGCGTCAAATCGTTGCGATTCATCCCAGGCAGAATATCAGCGCAGATGACATCCTTGATTCGCTCCGTCAGCAGACGGAGCTGCTCACCGTCGATTCGCGTTATCGACCTAACGGCTGGCTCCATCTGCTTGGTCTCGGGATTGCGAACCGCCTTGGTGAAATTAACGCGCTTCTTCAAGGCTATCATCGCACGGTGATGATCAATCCAGTAATCGGTGTTCTGCCAAGTCTTGTACACAAGACCCCACAGAAACTGCTGTGCTTTCAGGGTCTTCGGTTGATACCCCTTGAAGAACACTTCCCCCAGACTGAACAAGCGGAAATCCTCTTCAGCCATCTCGTTGTCGGCAAACAATCCAAGCTCGCCCTTGTAGAGCGCTCGGCGTTTCGTGAGGAAGGTTTCGACAGCCATCAGGCCCCACGAAGATAATGTCCGCGAGCGGCCGTGGCGCGCAGTTCACCGGCGCTCTTGAGATTCCAGATGGCAAAGGTCATCGGCAAGCCGCGGTGTCTACCTTTGGCTACGACCTTGTTGAGCCTGAACGGTTTCTGCCGACGATGCTTCTTGATCTCTTTGCGAATCAGCTTCTCGGCCTTCTTGGTCTTTGACATCGATACTCTCCTTGTAAGCAGCCAACACCTTTTGGATGATCAGTAGTTTCGGGTTGCCAGCGATCGCAATCTGTTCAGCACGGTTTGGATTGCGCAGACGCATCTTCTTGCCGAACACCATGAGATGTCCGCAGGCTATGCAGACCGTAAAATCTCCTTGATTTGGCACGGCATTTGCAAAATGCATTGCGCAGTCCAATTCCTTGCCGCAGTGCAGACAGAACGAGCGCCGTACCCGCGTATCACGCATCATGCTGCCTCCGGCTCCGGTGCCGGCGGGTTCAGCCGGTGTTCAGCGCGGGTAAATTCGTCCAGCAACATGCTCCAGTCGACGATGTCGAACTGCTTCTCAAGCGGCGCAACCATTTCGTTCCAGAACGCCTCGGCAGCCTCGTAGGTGCTCATGGCCTGCAGCTGCGCGGCGATCCAGTTCATACTGTCCTGCGGGTCCACCTTCGGATCGGGCATGCCGTCAGGCGTGGTCTTGACCAGGTCTGACAGCCGGCGCTCAACCGCGACTCTGATCCTGTCGTATAGCTCTGAGCGTGTGTCGCTCATTTTCTGCAGGATGGAATCATTGAGCTTATCCCATTGCTCGATCTCTTCTTGCGATTGGGCAGCTCCGATCGCTCGGATATAGGCAGAGGCATAATCGTCGGCGTCATGTCCGGGGCCCAGCATCAGCTTGTGGGGTATTGCTTCTATTTTGCCGGGTCCGAAACCCTGTCCCTCACTTCTTCCCAGGCCAGCGGTGGGCTGGCTTGTCTGTGCCGGATATGGCCCTGGCACAGGACCGCGCTCTTTACGTTGATTCGCGTTAACATCTTCGTCACTATCAACATCGGGGAAGTCTCCTGCCGGAATCTGAAACAAGCTGGAGACAAAATATTTTCTCGCGGCCGTGTGACATTTGTTGATGGCTTTGTCGTCGATATTTCCCTTACTGTCACGCGCCATCGCCATGCCCGTACCCCGCATCGGAGGCCAGGTTTCTCCGCTCTCGTGAATGAGGTGAAATTCGTAGACCACGGCAACACGGTTATTCTCGATCTGATTGATTTTGATCTCGTTCTGAATAATTGCCAACCCAGCTTGTCCCATCAACGGCGTCACCGCGTTCAAAACGTCTTCCATCAGAACGTAGTGGTAGTTGTGGAATTTGTTCAAGCCGCGCTTGGGAATCGTGCCGACTTTGGACATCACCTCCGCAATCGCCTTGGCGAGGTTGCCGACAGGGCCAATTTGGAAGAGCGGCGGTCGCTCGGCAGTTTGCCGTTCGTTGACTTGCACAGCAGCGGAGATCGGCAGCTTCTGCGGATCGGGCGGTCCCGGCACCATCGGCAAGCGGCGGGGCTTGATGTCATCCATCTCTAATCTCCTTCTTCGTCCTTGAGTTCTTGGCGTCTTGCGGCAAGCATCTTTTCGACCTGATTCAACATGGCCTCTGTCCGGAACAATACGTTGTCCCACGGCACCACGAACTCCGTTTCACAATTCATGTCGGCAACTTCGAGTCCTTTTTCCGAAAACCAAAAAGTTGCGTCGTTCAAATATGTTTCAATACCCTGCTTGATAATCTTTCGAGCGGCCGTTTCCATGATCGAAGCGTTGATTTCGATGTTGATCGCGTAATCGTTTTTCGTAACCTCGACCGCTTTCCAAAGCTCTTCTGGCCACTCCGCCAGTTCCCAATCACTAAGATCAAGCGTGACCTTGGTGCGTCCCATCATTTTCTGTCCTTCTGGGGTGCATACTCTGCTATCTCACGTAAGACGTCACCGACCATCATATGCCAGGTCGCGAGTCCTAATTCGGGCTCTTCCAGCAGGCTCACAAGTCGCTTTGCTTCCAAGAGCAGCTTATCGAGATGGGGATGGTCAGACATCACACGGCCTGGGTTTCTTCCAGCACCTTGGCACCTGGCACAGTAATGCCGGCACGGACTGCCCGATTGGCCAGGTCTTGCACGGTTGCTTTCACATCGGGGCTCTCGGCGAAGTACGCGAGGCATTTTTCGTAGTCGTAGATTTCAGCGCGCTTGAGCGACTTGAGGCTCATCGCACGACCGCGGGTGCCCGCTCGGGGCCGTTTCATTTCGATCGGAGCACCCGCGGCCGCGGCCGCCTCGGCCTCTTTTTTGCGCTCGTCATCGAGTCGCTTGAGCCAAGGCGTAAGCAGCTTGTACTTGAGATTTTTGTAGGTCTCGGCCAGCAACATGACCGGTGCCCATCGTTTCTGTACAGCTTGAGCGCCGAGATCGAAGGGGCGCTTCTCTTCCTTGCGCGCCTCGTCCGCTTTCTTCCACAGCTCGCTCAGCCGATCGGTCAAATTGGCGATCTTGTCGGCCTCGTTCTGATCTGCGATCGGCGGTCCTTCGATGCGCCGCTCGGCTTCGTGGGCGAGGTCCTCGATCGCATCACGCAGGCCTTCAAAGCTGTTGTCCTCGGGTGGCTGATTATCGCTGGCCATCCGTACCAACTCATGCTCGTCTGGCCACAGCTCGCCCTTCTCGGCTACGTCGTTGAAAGCCTCGAAGGTGACAGGGTTGTTGTGGACATGGTTCCACATTCTCGTTGCCCTGATCGAGTCACCACTGATGTCCTCATCGCCAATGCGGCAGCGCATCTCACCGGTGTTGGCATCAGGATAATATGCGACAGGTGTGAATGTTTTACGCGCACCATAGAACGCCTTGTAGGACTGACGGTAAAATCCCCACTGCGGCAAATCCGGATTAGCTTGTACCGGTTTGCCGGCAAGCTTGTCTTGCCACCATTGCCAGTCGCTCACTGTTTAGTTCTCCTTGATGCCGTGTTCCGATGCCGGAATACCTCTTTTTTTCGGTCATGTTTGCGCACCTTCTTCTTGGTGTACGCCACAAGCTCCTTCATCAGTTCAACCTGGGCATGCCCGACCTCGCTCACGACCACACCGTGACGAACGGTGCTGTTGCGGATGATTTCGAGATCGCGGGCGTTCTGGTGCTTGAGGTCCACTACAAATTCGCGAATCCGATTGACATGCCCGCAGGAGCTTTGCGTCCAGTCACGCATTTCCGTTAGCAGCCGATTCATATGCTTGAGCTGTGAGCGGATATCCATCAGCACTGCAACGGTGGCTTCTGCGGCGCTCGGCTCTGAGCAGATTTCCCACTGAGCATCACGGAAGCGCTGCTGAAGCCCTTCGACTCTTTTCTCTTCTCTTTCCAGTTGCTCTGCGGTAACCATTTTTGTCATCGTCTCACCACCGTGCCGTCCCACTTGCGCTTGCGCGTCTTGTCGAAACCGCGCGAGCGGATTTTGTGCGGGCCGGATGAAGAACGGATACTTGGGCGCCTAAAGTTTACCCCGTTCACCCCATCCGGCCCTGTCCGCAGCGGAGCTTTCCCTAGCCGGGCTTCATGGTTACCGGCTCCTGCGGCATTGCGTATGCGCCTGCTCTTGGCGATGATCTTGAGGTCTTGCTTGGTCTTCTCGCGATGCTCGGCGATCAGCTTCGGCGTCAGATTCCAGAACTTGTTCCGATCGGGATGGCCCGTCTCATGCAGGATGTTATGGTCGATGTGATAGAGGCTGATGATATGGTCCTCGGTCATCTTGGTGGCGTGGGTGTAAAGAATATCATCAAGGGCCAGCAATGCTGACGCATATTTAGTTTTCCAGCTGATGCGCTTGCGTCGCATGATTCTCCTTGCTATACAAGCAATGCTATGACCAATCAAGCGGAAAAAAACCGGGCCCAGGTTTCCTTTCGGTTACCGATGCAACTACTTAAGCGACTGCGCCAGGTGACACGCGGCCGGCGGCAATGGCCGCCATCGGGCCCGTCGCAGACCGACCTAATTGCGAGGGGTATCGAGCTGGCGCTGCTGGAGCTGGAGGAACAGCGACATGAAGCTCGGCGCAACCGGTGAACGAGAACAACTAGATGAACAAGCAGATCATTGTTGCCGAGCTACCGAGGCAGATCGCGGCGTTGCGGCGGGGGCTGATGGCAGCCAAAGAGCCCGAGCAGGTGATCCAAGTTGGCGCTGCAACCGCTGGCCTGGAAGCGGCCCTTAAGAGCGCCGGTTTCTATCGCCCTGAGCATCTTCGACCAGTGCGCGAGCTTTATCTTGATGCTCGCTGCAGTCTTGGCGTTATGCTGCGGAAGATGCTGCGGGGTCAAACCGGCCGGCCAAAGAAAAATGAGGAGCGGAGCGCTCCTAGTTTCACGGCTGAGCTTCTGCGGCTTAATCTCCAAAAGGCCCGCGCTATCGAGTGCCAGCGCGCGAGCTATCTGCCGATTGGTGAGCGCCGCAAGGTCTACGCCGAGGCCAAACAGCAAGAGATATTGCCGACGATGGAGTGGCTGATCGAGGAGGCATCGCCCTATTGGTACAAGGAGCGTCGGGAGGAGCGGCATCAGAAGATTGCGACCAGGGCCAAAGTAAGGATTGCGTCCGATAGGCTCGGGCCTTTCCCGCTGATTTACGCCGACCCACCGTGGACGTTCGAGACCTATACGCCAAAGGGCCACGAATCGCATCGCATGCCGGAGGATCATTATCCGGTGATGTCGGACGAAGAGATTGCGGCATTTAAGATCGGTAAACAATCAATCAGCGATCTGGCAGCCAAAGACGCGATTCTGTTCTTGTGGTGTACATCATCGAATATTTTTCGTGCCATCGACATCATTGAAAGCTGGGGCTTCACCTACAAAACCCATGCCATATGGGACAAAATGCGGATTGGCACCGGGCTGCTGTTTCGCAATCGGCATGAGGTGCTGCTCGCCGGTACGCGCGGCGATATGCCAAAGCCGGTCAAGTTGTTTTCGTCGGTGTTTTGCCATCGACGTACTAAGCACAGTGCCAAGCCGCCGGAAATCCGGCAGGCAATCGAGCAGATGTATCCGTATTTCGACACGCCCGAAACCAAGATCGAATTATTTGCGCGCGGACAAATGGAGGGCTGGACCTGTGTGGGATTCGAGGCTGCTCCTACCGGCAGTACCCGTCGAGGTCGACGTCCCGCTGGAATGGATTAAGGAATCGATGGGATGGGGCGAGCGCTCGGTTCTGGGTTACGCCAAAAAGCAAAAGGAGAAATCCCGTGCCCTTGCGCGGCCCGGGATCGACAAGAGCGTGCGTCATCAGGCGATGGGCAAGGTCTGCGAATGTGCATTCTGCCTCTATATTGGCCGTGATCCCAAGACGCTTGATTGGGGGCGTAAATGCGACCGCGGATGGGACGTCAACTACCGGAAGAAGCTGATCGACGTGAAGGGATCAAAGACCATGTTTCTAATTTGGCCGGTGACCAAGAATCGTTTTCTTGCGAAAAGCCCGGCAGACATCCTTGTCGGCGTTTGTGCTCGGGATTGGTTCTTCCACAATGATCCCATTGTTCTGATCTTGGGATGGGTAACGAAACAGAGATTCATCCGTGAGCATCATACCGCCCCCCCTCCCGATCTTGATCCCGGCACGAAGTTCATGTTTCGGGATCAGTTGGAGGATATCTCGTGTCTGACAACTGCTGTCCTGCGTGGAAAACTTAAGTAATGTAGCGTTGCCTTTTGAGACTACCTGCGTCCGAACCATAAGCCGTAAAGCATGTCGGCAGAAAGAAACCCTGCGACGATCAAGACGGCTGCGAACAGCACGCTCTGCCAGGTGACGCCAGCGTAAGAGAAGTAATAACCAAGTGTGCCAAAGGTTGCGAGGATGGCGAGCCATTCCCACGCGCTCATCTTTGTCATTTCAATCCAATTCCTTCGGCCACTACCCGCGCTATCCATGCGACACTCATGGCGCCGATCAGTAAGCCAACATACAAAAACGTGAGCCTTAGCCAAGCAAATCGAGTGTCGAATGCTCGTCCCGCTGTTATCAGTGTTTTATAGCGGGCGGCCTTTTTTATTGCTAGTACTATGCGGTTCGTCATTGCGTTGCGAAGAAGATAAAATGGACTCTGAACAAGCGTTTAGGGTCAATCCAACTTTCGCTGCCAACGGGATGATCCCAAGCGACGGCGACGTCGTTGTCCTCGTGCGGCCAGTCGGTGTTCAATAGACGGTGCGATGGAATGATGATTGTGCCCGTGCCGAGATTGTTGGACCTAATTCTCGTTCCAATTAGCAATGGTGGTGTGATGCCTAGGAGGTCATGTCGCATGGTTTCAAGCCTTTCTTTTTGAGTAAACCCGCCGCGCGTGCGCGACGGGAAACTGTTGCCAAGGCCAGCGAGTCAGGCCGTCCGCTTATACTGCCACCAATTCTTGCGACGGCGCAATTTGGCCAGACCAAGAAGACCAAGGCCGATCAAACCCGGCAGGCCAGCACCCGCGATTGGACCGGGGACCGCTGCTTGGTTGAAGCCTAGGAACGACTCCGCACCATCGGTACTTCCGAAGCAAGGGCTGATGGTGCTAGGACATCCGAAGGACGCACTGAGACCTTCGAATAGACCGTTTGCTGTCCCGCCGTTCGCCGCGATGATAGCGTTGAACTGCGTTTGCTCAACGGGAGACAGTATGATGTCGAACACACTGTTCCCGTTGCCCTGCTGTTGAGCTAGTTGGGCGGCGGTGATGTTGACTGGACCATCGCCGTTGAAAGTCCCAAGAACGGTCCCGGCTGAATTGTAGATTTTCAGCACCAAGGTATCGAACGTGAGACCAACGACGTTGCCGGTTTCGTTGGTATCGAGGCCGATGCCAACGTGGCTTCCCGAAGTCCAGCCAAGACTATTCAACGAGACAACCAAGCTCTCGTTGGTTCCAGTCCGTGGTTCACCGACTGGACATGTGGCTGCGGTGCAAGCCGCACCCGTGGGGCCGGTAAAGAGGGTGGTCCCTCCTGCACCGGCAACCGTTCCGCCTGCCTCGAAGCCGTTGTTCTGCAACGTCAAGAGGCGAGGAGCATTGCCGAAGCCGGTTGCCCCAAGATCGGCAAACGTGCTTTCGGCAATCATCAGGTCAGCCTTAGCGGCGGGCGCGAACGCGACCGAAGCCAAAGCCGTAGCAAGCAGTAGAGATTTTGCTTTCATTCGAGCTTCCTACAACGAGGCGTCGGCTTTGTGCCGTTCCGCCTCTGGGGTGTTTGCCGTTTTCCTCCGAAATCGGCGCCTCCGACGCTAGGCTATACGTGCATATCATGCTAGGGTTTATTTTTTGGATTTGGTTACAGGTGCAACGATGAAGGTGACTGAATTTGCTGCCGAGACGACGGAGTTGCTCAACCTCATGGCTGCAGCTTTGAAGGGGCATCATCCGTATATCCAAGGCACAGTGCTGGCCGATCTGCTGGCTATGTTTTTGGCTGGCCACTATCTTGCGGACAATCCCGAGGAAACGGACAAGATGCGCGAGGCGCTACTTACCGCGCACATCGCGCAGGTTCGCAGGCTGATCCCGCGCAACGAGAAGCTGATCATCGAAGGTCTCAGTAAGACGATGCGGAAGCAATGATGACCTTCTCGTCATAAATCCGCCACGCCCGATCGGAAGGTTTCGCGTCCTCACAGGAGGACTGATATGAAAACTTGGAATGCTATTAAAGTTGCCGGGGCAATCGCTAATCGTCGCCATTTGGACTGGCCAACACTTCAAGGCTGGCAATCTTGTACCGGCGGTCATCGGGATTCTGATCGCTTGCTTAATCCTGCTCGGTGTCTTTGTTTTGGTTGTTGAACTGATCGAGCGCTTCACAGGAGGACGACGCAATGTTGGATGACAAGGCTGCTTATGAGGCTGTCTCTCGCGCGGTACAGCAGACACGAGAAGCGACCGGAGAAGCGCCGACAAGTGAGGAACCTATTGTCGAGGACTTCGGCAATCTCACCGCTGAACCGTTGCTGAAGTTCGCGGAGGCGGCGGCTGTCCACATCGAGCGATGCGGCGCCGAGGTGCAGCTGGAGGCTACGAAGCTTGCCGGTGATTGTCAGCGACTAGCCAACAATATCCGTGAAGTGGCGCGTGGGCAGGCTGATGCAATTCTGCGTGCGACGAAGCGCAATCGCAAAGCGGCGGCTGGCCTGACGACAATCAGAGATGAATTTAGAACCGACGTCGCGGAAGAGATCGCAGCATTCCAGGAGCAGGATAAGGCAGCTGACGCAGCTGCTGCGTAAGAGATACGCCATCACCATATGATGTCCCGTCGTTGTGTTGTGTCAGTGGTGGCGTGAGGTGCGGCCGGGCCCCTGTCCGGCCGCACTGTTTATTCAGCGCTCTGCTCCCGTCATGTCATGTCCTCCACATCATATGCATTAGAACCTCCCATAGATCACAAAGATTACCAGAATCCCTATGACCATAGCTAGTACAACGACCTGGACTCGTATTGGATCACTCCCTTGCAATGACCAACTCGCGCGACGCCGAAGCGATCTGCGGGACCGGTGGCGCAATCTGCGGCACTGGCGGCGGCAAAGCCAATCGCTCCGCCCGCTCTAACGCCGCTCCATATGTCCATGGTTTGGCCCGCGCGATTTCCTCGTAGTGCGGCAAGGCGCGATAGTCGACCGCTCCCCAGCTCGACCCATGATCAGCCAGATATCGTCCCATCAAGCAAAACACCGGGTCTGACCAGATGTATTCCTCGTCCGGGTTCTGCCGGCGTAACCAGGAAACCACCACCTCAACCGTCAACGGAACCGTCATCTCGACTCGCATGGGTTGCCTCCGTGAAACGGCCCCGTCCCTCAACGAGACGAGGCCGTCGCCCAATCAAAGAAGACTGACACAGATTGGTTTCATACCTTCACGCGCTCATTGTAGCCGAAAGCCTCCGGCGGCGCCAGCCGCTGTGCGTTCCATTGCAGGAAGCCGCTGACCTTTTCGGCAAGCTCATAGCTCTCGGCGAGGTGGAGCCAATGCAGCTCCATGTCGCGTAGTCGCAGCCTACGACAACGCGCAGCGCGCTTGCGACAGTACTCGGCCTGTCCCGCGAGATGAAACCGCATAGCTACCTCCGCACGAGGTAGCCAGACACGTATAGTTGGCGGCCCTGAGTCGCAAGCCTCTAATCTGGGTTGTCATGACGCACGTCATAGTCATGCACAACAAATCCCAGGCTAGCATCGCCGCGCTGGTGCTCGTGTACCCAAATCTGATGCCCCCCGCATTGCCTGCAAACCATGTGCTCATCGAAATCGTGGAGGCAGGTTTTGTTAACTGGCTGGCGCCAATCATCGCGCCAATGGCCGCGTACCTGATGGGCACGACGGCGAATACGGGCAATGATCGAACGGGCGAGCTTGATCGGATCGCGGCCCTTTGGCAGTTCCAGCGTGATGATGCTGTGATCGAGGAACTTGTGATAACGGCCAGCCGCCACAAAGCCATGCGTCGCCTTTACCTCTTTGACGCCCATAGGGATGTCGTTGATGCAAGCAACTAGGGTGAGTATGCGCCGCAATTCATAGCCAAGCGAAGCGACAAAATAGTTTCGCGCATTGACGGTGTAGCCGCGATTGTCCCAAAGATGCGTCATGTCATTGCTCAACAAAGCAATACTGCTGGTAGGAACTCCAAAGCATTCCTGGAAAAGTTTATGCACCTGTATCAGCATCTCGCCCTCTATCGGGCCCCAAGTTGTGTTGTCGGTCGTCCAGGCGACGTCTAGAGGCTGCTGTGTGCATGCCCCCTTTCCGCCAAGAGTAAAGATCGATGCACGTATTGCGGTCTCGGTCTCGTCAGCTCGGCGCAGGAGCCAACCGACTCTTGACGTATCGTCGTGCAGGATCAGGCCGCCATCGTCAAGGTCGCTGCGATTTCTTTTCGGTAATTCGCCGTGCAATTCTTGATGGTGGTCGTCCATGGCGTCTTGATCGATCTCGAACCAACAAATCTTGTGCGGTAAGCGGGCTAGTGTTCGCGTTGTTTCTATCGCCATTCGCGCACGCTTTGCCGACATACCACGAAAGTTTTCGTGCGCCAGGTCGTAGAGAAACGCACTCGCTTCTTTATTGAGAACGAACCTACGTGCGTTTAGTAACAACTGCGTAGTTGAGCGGGCGACGCTTTGTGGCCTCCACGGTCGTGCCTTTCTTAGGCTCTCGCGCAACGCGAGGTCCAGCAGCAACGGTTGTTTTTTGTCTTTCATTGAAGTGTCTCCTCACCGCCTTATTGAGCGCGATCACGCAGTCCCAGCAGGCGCAGCCGCACAGATCGCGCAGCCCGAACAGCTGCATAGCTTCGGTTTCGCTAAAGCCCTCCATCTGGAGGAGCTTGACCACATAGTGGGCGTCGGATGTCCGCATCATGCTTGCTTGCGGTTCGGGTTGCGCGGATCGTTTGCCCAGGCGATGAACTTAGCGCGGATGAATTGATGCACTTCGATACCGACCATGGGCGCGGGCGGAAGTTGCTTCCATGTCCATCGTGGCCATTCCTTGAACTTGTCGCGGAAGGTTGCGTCCGGCCACGCCGGCTTGTAGTGCGGCTTGGTCAGGGCGTAGGCCTTGAGCTGGAGATAGAACGCGCGCTTCTCCGCATTGGTATAAGGAAACAGCGCACCGTTGCGCATCTTCTTTGGACGCCCATCGAAGCTAAGCTCTTCTAGTTCACCCTCGCGTTCAAAGATGCCGGACACCACCTTGCGTTCGAATCCGCATTCGGGACAAATCTTGCACCCGACCGGGATCAGGTACGCACATTGCGGGCAAGGTTTTGGCAGCGGCGGCCCGCGCTTGGTTGGCTGGTTCTTGTCGAGGCGACCACCATCAAGGTGCTCGTGGTGAATGTTTGTGACAAAGCCTAGGCGCTCTGTCGTGTCAGTGTGATCGAGGATCAGCGCATGTTCTTTTCCTTCCGCGGTACGCAAACATCGGCCGATGATCTGCACGAACAGCATTTCGGATTTGGTCGGTCGCGCGAGTTGCAGGCAACGTACATCCCAGTCGACGCCGGTGGTCAGCGTGCCGATGTTTGCAATCACCTTAAGCTCGCCATTGTGGAACGCGCGTTTGAGCGCGGCGCGCTCGCTGCTTGGCGTGTTGGCGTCCTGATAGCCACAGGCGATGCCAGCCTCGACGAAACGATCGCGGAGCGTTTGCGCATGCGCGCAATCGACGGCGAACAGCAGCGTTTTGTCCTTGTTCCATAACTTGCGCCAGGTCTCGACCACGTTGGCCACTAACGGGCTCTCCTGCATAACCGCAGACAGTTGTCCCTCGTGGTAGTCGCCAGCCACGGTCTTGACCGAAGACAAGTCTGGGTGGTCAGCGGCATACACCTTGAACTTGGATAAGAAGCCCAGCTCGATCAGATCGGCCGTAGTGCTCATCACCAGCAGGCTCTCAAAATAGCGTCCTAAACCTTTGGTCCAGGGCGTTGCCGACAATCCGATGAACGGCACATTTTCCCAGCCTTCAGCGCAGTTCACGAGCAGGCCAGTCTCCTTGTCGAAATGCCCCATCCATTTGGCGTGCTGCTGATGCAGCTGGTGGCATTCATCGACCACTACGAGCTTGGCCTCGGGGTAGGCCCCACGCGCTCGGATGGTCTGGATCGACGCCACTTGCACAGGCCTCGACCAGTCCGTCATGACGTGGTTAGCTTGGATGACGCCGATGTCGCGGATGCCCTCGGCGTGGAACATCTCGACGGTCTGGTCGATCAGCATCAGTGCCGGGACCACGAACACCAGTCGGTTGCCCTTGCGGCGGGCGCCCTCGACCATGGCGGCCGCCAGGAGCGTTTTTCCGGAGCCGGTCGGGGCTTGGACTACCAAGCGCTTCACCCCCTGCCCCACGGTCTCTCTAATGGCCTCCAGAGCCTCTTCCTGATAGGGGCGAAGCTCAGTCATGTGTGCGATGCCGGTGATCGAGTGCGCGAGATGCGCAGGATGGGCAGTCGAAGCGGGAAATGTCGACCCCGTGGGGACAGAGCAGGGCGCGTTCTGCGCGGAGCTGCTTGATCTCAGCCAGTAGCCGCTCGATCTCGTCGGCGGCTTGGGTATCGAGAGTACTGTGCCTTCCGTCTCGGCGGCCGGGATGGTTGTCCCAAATGGCAGCCCGGCGGCGCAGATGGAAAACGATGTCGCTCATGGTACGTCCGTGACCTCCATGTGGTAGGCGGTGAGCGGTCGATTGGGCTTGCCATCAAATCGATATGGCATGGTCTTCGATTGTGTGCGCCAGAACACCAGGGCCTCGAACTTGCTCGTGAACTTCATCGCCTTGTCGACATCGTCGGTGAAGAGCGCAAGACCGCGGCCGTTGAGAGCTTCGAAGTCACACCACTTGAGATAGCGACCGACGTCGGCGCAGTGAAACGGTCCAGCGATGCCCGCGCATTTCATGACGGCGGTCATGGGATGTCGCCCAGCATGCGGCCGATGCCTTCGGCCTTCTTGAGCGCCATGACCAAGCTGAAAACCTGCCGGCGCAGCAACTGCAGATCGGAAGCGGTGTGGTCGATCTCGCTGGCGATGCGCTCAAGCTCGGCGAGCAGGTTGATACTTGTGGCCATGGTCCAGCTCCTCGACGATGTCATTGAACTTGTAGGCGGGAATAGTCAGGTGCAGACGGACCAGCAGACGCAGCAAGCGCGCTGCGGGCTCCGGGATTTCCGTCTGGCCGGCTTGGTAGCGAAATATCGTGCGCTCATGCACGCCGAGCACCTGAGCGGTCTTGGCGTGGCTCCAGCCCAGCTCGGTGCGCGCGGCGCGGTATTGAGAAGGCGTCATCCCACTTTTTCCTTGACCTCGTCGCAGCAGTCATAAGTCGCAGCGCACGTTTGCAGCCACCAATCTCTGGAAACATTGGAATTGACTGCGATGGTTGCAGCCAACCGCAGAAACGTCGAGCCGAGGCAAGACGAAGCGGCGCCTGTCGTTAGCTCGGCGATATCGGCAAATTGCGCGACATCTTGCATGAGCTTGTAGGCTTTGCCGGCCGCATATTTCTGCAGGTCGCGCTCGGCCTGGCTGATCTGCCGCGAGATGCTCGCTGTTGCTTTCGTAGCCATTCGCTATCATGACACGCTGTCGTCACCATGGCAACGACAGCGTGTCCCTCCTCAGCTCGGGATGTCGTCGTTGAAGATGTCGGCTGGATTGTAGTTGACCAGTGTGAACGGCTTAACCACGTCAGTCTCCTAGATGTCTGTATCCCTGCCGGCGGATGCGGTAGGGTACGTTACCGGCTTCGATACGAACGTCGGGCCCGTCGTGCGCGGGCATGACGGACCACAACAGTTTGCTGCTGCCTTTGCGCGAGCGCTCGGCCACGTAGATGCGGCCGCCGGTGGGTGAGCTGATAAAAAGACCGCGCATCACTTCACCTCTAGCCCATCGGCGAGCGCACTGGCCACGATGGCCTCGATGTAGCGGTGTTCGACAACGACGGCGCCGCCCCAAGTCATTGCGTCTTGGGGGATGTGCTCATCGATCCAGGCCTCGCCGGCCTCGGTGACCGGCGAGAGCAGGAAGATGGAGCCGTGGTTGTTCACAATCAGATCGCTCATCGCCAGCCCTCCTGGTTCGTGATCTGCTCGCAGCGCATCGCGGCACGATCCAGCTCACGAGCGATGCGCATCCACACGCGACCTGGACCTACCTCCTGCCATGAGGCTTCGAGGCCGAGCGCATCGCTGCCGAACGTGTCAGCGGCCTGGCGCAGCACGCGGGCCACTTCGATCGGGCTCGCGACATCGAGCGAAAGTTTTGGGTTGGACATCTTGGTCTCCTGTGTTTGGGCTCATCAGGTGCCGCTCACGGCACGACCGCGCATTAGCGCGCGGTTTCGCCCTGCAGCTGTTTCAGCTTGCGTGACGATGCCAACGGCACCAGCTCGGTGGCGCCGTTATCCAAGTTCAGTTCCAGCACGTAGGGCACGCCGCCGACGCGGCAGCGATAATCGGGATGCGTGCGGTTCCACACCATCCGTTCGGGCTTTGTCATTTTGCGCATGTTGGTCTCCCTTTGCTTGGGTTGCCTTACCTGATGTTTTGCCTTATATTCTCACTCTGACATCATGTCAATATGTCAGTATTAAATAATTAAGGCAAGTGAATACAATGGCTTACAGACGTGTTAAGGCAAGGGATTGGGATGCGTGGTACGATCGTGTTCTGGCTTGGATTGATAAATCCAACGAGGATGGATGCTGGCATTGGCGCGGCCCTGTCAGTGGGAGCTATGGCCGCACGACCACGGCATCGCCATCTGGCACCTATCTCGCGCACCGTGTCGTTTATGAACTGTTAGTGGGGGGAATCGAGTCAGGTCACACGCTCGATCATCTTTGCTTCAACACGCTTTGCGTGAACCCGGCTCACTTGCAGCCGAAGACGCAGCGGGAAAATTCACAGCAGAGTGGCAAAGCGCTGCGACGTGTTCTGAAAGAAATGCGGGAACGTGATTTGGCAGAAGCGCTCATCGCTGGTTACGACGTCTGATAGTTGCCCTTAGCAACCATTCCGGGAACAAACTGCGATTTGTGGATTGTGGGGATATCGGGGACATCACGGATAATATCGGAGATATCTGCGGAATTTACTTGAGCGAATCAGCGCGCAGTGCTGGCATGATGAAGTTGTGCGGGTTACCAGCTTTTCGTAATAAGCTATTGAGCGCCCACAACAAATGAAGGCCCCAGAGCTTGCGCTACGGGGCCTGGCTAGATTGGATTTGCCGTTTGGGACAGCGACCCTTCCTTATCCCATCTAGCACTGACGCGCAACACCACGCCGGGGGTTTCCTGCCCGCAAGGGTCCTTCGCCCCCGCTAGCCGATGGAGATGGGTCTAGCGATAGCTCGGGCTGGATTGGGATAACGCGACGAGCCAACGTCGTACTTGTGGAACGGTCCACCACAGCGTGCCGAAAAGGACGCCCCCTCAACGGACACCCGAGCGAGTACGGCGAAGTTCTCCCTAGGGTTTCTACTCTCGCTTGTTTGGAATTGCGAACGCAATGTCCGGTTCCAATAGATAGGAGAGAGAGCAGGAAGGCAAGCAAGTGGCCTCCCTCCCCTAGCGAAGGAGCGCAGCCTATGGAGAAACGCGATGGGGCTTTCGACAGGGGGATCATGGCTCAAAACTGGTTTAGGAAAGGTGCGATCCAGCAACAAGTTTCAGCGCCGTATGGGTCGCTACTTGGTCGACGCATCAGTCGAGGTTGCTAAAGCAATTGAGCGCCGCGACGGCTCTCAAGGTCCAGCAAGTGAGGTGCGTAAGGTTGAGGTGACGCCGGAGTTGAAGGCGCGTTACGGGGCGAAGTGATGGCGCACTGGCACGGACGAGTTATCACCGGACCATCGATCGTCTGCGACGTTTGCGGCCGCGGTCCCGATGGAGCTGCTCGCGTGTTCGTGTGCCCGCGCTGGCGCGCGCTCAGGACCAGAGACGAAACGCTCGCATGGGCACGCAAGGCCGGCCGGCGTATAGGTGAGGAACTCCGAGCGGAGATCGAGCGTGAGCGCGAACAGCGCGGCGAAATGCATGAGTGGGAGCGGCACATCCTTGCGCTGCGTGCCGAGGTTAGAGGACAATCGCCGTGACCATGCCAGGTCCCGATCGCGCCGCGCGACCTGCAAAGAGCTCATCACCATGATCGAGGAGCAAGACCAATGCCGGCAAGCAGAGCAAAACCGGCAGCGAGAGCAAAACCGAAAGCGAAACCGAAAGCAAAAGCCATGGCAACAACCGTCCGAGCTCCCAAGCCAAAGCCGAGCATAACGACGCTCGCGGCGACCAACGACGTCGCTGCCAATCAAGTGGTGTTCGCTGCCACGGTCGAAGCCGAACAAGGCGGCGGCCCGGCACCCACCGGTACGATCACCTTCAAGGATGGCACAAAGGTCATTGCCACCGTGACCGTCGACGGCACCATGACCGTGGCCGCTATGCCCACCGCCGCGGTGACGGCAACCTACAGCGGTGATGCTAAATGGATGCCCAGCACCTCCAATGCGCTCAGCCCACCCTACGTTCCAGCACATGACATACCGCTAGCCGCAGAAGGCCGCGTAATGCCTCAGCGGTGACCTCTGAGAAGGCCGCGACCTAATAACCCTCCATCCCTACCTGATTAAGCCTATAGCCTCCACCCCATGCCCTCCCAGCCAGCACCTAACCCAAACCCAATCCGTAACACTAAAGGCCAGTACGTTAAGGGGTCGTCAGGCTGGCCAGGTGGTGACCCCGGTCGGGCCCGTCGTGCGCTAACCCACGACACGATCAAGGAAATGCATCTTGCGTTCAACCGCGGTGGGCGAAAGGCCATTGACAAGGTGATGAAGCAGCAACCGGCGGTCTTTCTTAAGCTATTGGTTTTGCTGGTCCCACGCGAGTTGGACGTCACGCACAGCAATATCATCAAAAGCATGAGCGACGAGCAGATCGAGGCTGCGATCGAAGCTATCCAGAGCATGCTGGCCGCGCGCGCCGCGGGCGCTGGTGCCAAGGTGATCGGGCACCAGCGAGCGCTGCCGGCTGGGTGCAAGGTCAAGGCCGGCATGGGCGCCGATGTGGGCAAGATCGAGCATGCGCCGGATTAGCCAATAACATCAAGGTATGGAGGCGGATGGGGTTTCTGCACATTGTGCATTTTCGGATTCGCGATTCGCGATTCGGTGATCGAGGCCTCGGCTCCCATGCCTCAACGCTGGGGCACCCCACCGCGAGGGGGGGGGGGGGCGGAAAGAAAAACTTTTTTTACCCTTGGCCCCTCCTCCAAATGCCACGTCTTTTTTCGCTCCTGGCGCCCATCATATTGAAATTGCTTGGGATTTTAGTTTGGACAGTTTTGTACAATTTGGACACCTCTGGCATTTTTTCGCTCCTGGGTGGTAAGGTACTGATATGATTGGGTTATGGACAATACTGATGTGGCTCCGGTGTAGGTTATTTGGGCACCGTGCGAGGGTAGGTGATGTGGGGTGGGGGTATTGTCGGTATTGCGGGTGTTTGGTGGTAGAGGGGTGAGGGTGGCTTGTTTTCGTTCTGACCACCTAATGGCAGGATTTTGCTGGGGATTTTGCTGGGGCGCTTTCTTCCATGGCTTCAAAACTATAGCATTCGAGTTTAGCCAGACGTCGTTTACCGGACCAGCAGGTTGCGCCATCAAGGCCTGTGGTGGGCTTTTTTACGGGCGCGGTAGGCGCGTTGTTTTTCGGCATTGGAGGGTTTGTTGGGGTTGGGTGGGCGGCCGATTTTTTTCTTTGGCGGGGCGGCTGGGGTTACGGAAAGGGGTGGCTTTTCTGGTGGGGTGGGGGTAGTTTTGGTAACGGTTTCTTTAGTGATGGTGTAGCGGATGGGGGTGATATGGGTGATTGGTTTTGCTGGGATCAGCGGAGCGCGGCGTTTGGAGGGGGCATGTGTGGGGGCAAGGGGTTTGGTTTCGACGCGGGGTGAGCCGTGCGAGGGGGTGATACCTGGGCAGATGCGGGTCCAGTGGCGGGTGTTGCAGAGCTTGCAGAGGGGGATTTCCATGGCGATGCGGTGTTTGTGTTCGGGGCCTTATCCGTCGATAGAGGAGCAGGCGGCCCGGTTGTGCATTGAGGATGCGGCGGGCGGCAAGACGATGGCGGATTATATTGCGGTGGTGGAGGGTGTGAACGAGTATTTGTTGGGGCTTTTGGTGCGGCGGATGCGTGAGCGGCACCGTGATTTGTATGGCTGGTGAGGGGGCTTAAGCGATGGGCAAGCGGTTGGTGCAGAGGTCGCGTGCGGCGGAGCTTCGGCGGCGGGTAGCGGCGGCCAAGAAGGCGCGTCGGCGGTATGCCAAGCGCTTAGCGGCGGCTGGGCTGCAGGTTTCACGGGAAACGCGGCGATGAGCGATGACATTGTTGTCCACCTGCGCCGCCGCGCCGTTGCCACGGACATCAACCCCGACATCCTTCTCGATACCCAAGCTGCTGACGAGATTGAGCGGCTGCGGGCGGACCGCGCGGGCGACCAGCAGCGGCTATTCCACTATGAGGCCAAGATCGCCGAGTTGACCGGTGAGATCAACTATCTCTCGCTGCCGCCGAGCGTCATCGAGGCGGTCGAGGGGATCGTGCGCTCGGCCCCGGGGATCACCCGCGCCGAGGCGCTTGATATTGTGGAGAAGGCGGTGGCGAAGGTGTTCAACGCAGCGGTGCCGTGACGAATTGACGAATGTTGTGTTGCGTTTCGTAAATGTTTCGCGGTAGCTTGGTATTGTCGCGTCGCGAACGATCAAACAAATCCTCGGAGGATGAAAAATGGCGAGTATTCCAGTCACGATCATAGGCACGATGACTTACACGGATGTCGGTGTTGGCGGCGGGCCGATGCCGGGAGGTCCGTTCCCCTCACATCCCATAGCGCCTGGTGGGCCGCCACCGGTGGTGTGGCCTGGCCCGGGTGGACCAGTGTATCCAGCACATCCAATCGCTCCGGGTGGTCCACCGCCTGTACCTGCCCACCCGATCGTGATTGTTCCCCCGGATGCAATCTCTCCTGGAGTACCGGCGCATCCGATCTACATTCCGGTCTATCCGGCGCACCCGATCGTGATCCCGCCGGGGGCGATCGCACCGGGCGTTCCGACGCACCCGATCGTACTCCCACCACCCGAGATTTGGCCGTCACCGGGCCATCCGGCGCATCCGATTGTCATTCCGCCGGATGCGATCTCGCCGGGTGTGCCGGCACATCCAATCGTGCTGCCGCCAGTGCCGCCGCTGGGTATCTGGGGCGATGTCAATCTACCGACACATCCGATTGTGTTGCCACCGCCCGGAAGCGAGCGGCCGCCGCTGATCGAATGGAAGGTGGGCTGGAGCCCGGATACCGGCTGGGTCGTGGTCGGCGTTCCTAGCGTGCCGCACCCAACTCCGTCGAAGTAAAGCATCGCGTTCGACGCGGATAGGGCGTGGCCGCCCGACAAGGCCGCAGGTTTTGACACCGCACCACAGCGGCCTTCCGCGTCGATCGATTGTGCTATGGTTGGTCGACGATCAATCTTTTTGAGCATCAGGAGGCTATCATGCCGAGATCGATGACGACGCCGGTGGTCGGCAGTATGCTGCGGTATTACGCCAACGCTGGTGCGGCCACGCCGCAGGCGGCGATCGTGGTCAATGTCCCGGATGGCACGCACTTCGACCTGTTCGTGCTCAGCGCTGCCGGGGTTGGCAGCGCGGTATTAGGCGTGCTGTTCTGCGACCGCAGCTTCCGGCCGTCGACGGCGTTCTGCGAGGCGATGTGGACCAACATCCGCCTGACCGGCGGGGTATCGCCGTCGCCGTCGATGCTGGCAACCGACATCGCCGGTCCTGCCGGAGAGAAGGCAGCGACGGTGGCCGGCGAGGAGCTCACAGGTCTGCATTAGCTTTCCTTTCGCAGCAACTTGCGCATGGCTTGGTCGAGCTTGGCCTTTTCAACCACGATGGCTATCGAAGGCGTGACGTTGGCCTGCCGCAGATCGTTGATCATGAGGTCGATCAGGAGGAGCGCGCTGTTGAGCGTCACGACCAGCGCCGCACATTTATCGTTGAGCTCGGCGATGTTGGCGCCGGCGATCTTGAGCGCGTTTTTGAGCCGCTCGGGGTCGTCGGGCGCCGGCTCGGGGGTTGGCTCGGGCAGCTGGCTCATGATTTTTCTCCGCTGGACCCAACCGGCCCACGCGCGCCGATCTTGCTCATGGCTTCGTCGAGCTGATGTTTGCAGGCGCCGACATCGGGATGCATCGGCGTGCCCGCCGGCCAGAACGCAAACAATGCTTCGGCCCAGCGGATGGCGCAATCCAGCGCATGCACGATCAGCGCACCTTGGGCGCGCATTGCTTCGAGCGTCACACCCGCCTCGTTGTGCTCACGCTTGATCTCGCTATTTTGCTCCATCAGATAGCCGATCTCGCGCCGCAGTTCCTCGATCTTGGCCTCATCGTTGATCGCGTCAACGCCGAAGCTGTCGCACAGCGAAGCCAGCCGTTTGATCTCGACCAAGAGGCGCTCATTATCTTTGCGCAGCCTGGCGGTTTCGCTGGTGTGGAGGTCCGCGAGTTCCCAGTCTTTGTGGTTTGCCATCAATCCATCTCATGCTTGTACGGTTCTGATAGGTTATCGCGCGCCTGTTTGATGGCGCGCTCAATGGCATAGGCGAGGTCGCGCAAGTCGTTGTGCCGGATGAGATTGATTTCTCGCGCTTCGCGACCAGGATCATGGTAGCGGATTAAACACCAGACAGGATAGCTTTGGGTGACCTCGATGGTCCATTTTCCGGCGCTGCTCATGTTGCGTTTGTAAACGCTGCGCGATAGGCTGGCAAGATCATGGCTAGGCAAAAACCGGAAAATCGCGATGTCGCCATCATGCTGCGGGTGACATCGAAAGAGCGCACCGTCTTTCAGCGCTGTGCAAATAAGATGGGGCTCGCGCTCTCCAGCTGGATGCGGATGCAGCTGATCGCCGCAGCCCGTAAGATGGGGCATGGTAATGACCCTGGGTGAATATCGCGTCGGCATCACGAGGTGAGGCATGAAAAAGAAAGAAAAGCCGTTGAGCAAGCTGATGGAAGTCTTGACGGCGGCAGGAGCCACGCATCTGCTCGGGGAGATCATTGCCGCAGAGATCATCGACGCAATGGAACACCCGGAAGCCACAAAGGAATTGGCGGATTTCGTCAATTCTCCGGCCGCCAAACATCTGGTAAAAGCACGCAAGCGGTGGAAAAAGGAAAAGCCGATCCCGGTGAAGTGCTGAATGCCGCGTCGCAAGAAAACCGAACTGGAGAAGCTGGTCGCCCCTGAGGTCGCGGAAGCCTCGCTGCAGGCGCTGCAGGACGAAATCCGCGTGCGGCGCGAGCGCTCGGTCCAGGCCCGACCCGAAGGCCTGGTAAGTTTCGTGCGCTACTTCTGGAGCGTGCTCGAACCGGAAACCAAACTGGTCGAGGGCTGGCTGCTCGACGCCATCGCCGAACATCTCGAAGCCATCACCTTCGGCAAGATCACAAGATTATTGGTGAACGTCCCGCCCGGCAGCATGAAATCGCTCATGGTCAACGTGTTCTGGCCAGCCTGGGAATGGGGCCCGATGGGCATGCCCCACCTGCGCTTCGTGTCCTTCTCCTACTCCAGCGGGTTGACCGAACGTGACAACACCAAGTTCCGCAAGCTCGTCATGAGCGAAAAATACAAGGAGCTGTGGGGTGACAAATTCGCGCTCGAAAAGGAAGGCGAAATCAAGATCACCAACGACAAGACCGGCTCGAAGTTCGCGTCGTCGGTCAAGGGCATCGGCACTGGCGAACGCGGCGATCGGGTTGTCATCGACGATCCCCATGACGTACATAAATCAGAAAGCGATATCGTTAGAACCGATACTGTGCGTTGGTTTCGCGAAACGATCACGGACCGGCTCAATAATCTTGATGATAGTGCCATCGTCATTATCATGCAGCGGGTGCATCAAGGTGACATTTCCGGCTTCATCCTCGAACAGGGCTGGCCCTACACCCACCTGATGGTGCCGATGGAATACGAAGCCGGGCGGGAACCTTTCAATGCGCTCGGCTGGACCGATCCGCGCACCGAAGACGGTGACCTGGCATGGCCGGAGCGGTTCTCGCCCGAAGCCGTCGCCACCATCGAAAAAGAAAAAGGCTCGTGGGCCTACGCCGGTCAATACCAGCAGCGCCCAGCACCGCGTGGCGGCGGCGTCATTAAACGCGAGCACTGGCGCGCGTACACGCCCGACGAATGTGGGAAGTTTGGGATGCCCTGGCCCAAGTTCCCGATCATGAGCTACACGGTGCTCTCGCTCGACACCGCGCAGACCGAGAAGAAGCAGAACGATCCCTCGGCCGCGGTGGTTCTCGGTGTATGTAGAGATATCTGGCAAAACCGCCGGCTCATTCTGATGTGGGGCTGGAGCGAGCGGCTGGAGCTGTACGAACTGATCAAGAAGATCGAGGAGACCTGCAAGAAGTACAAGGTCGACAGAGTCCTCATCGAGGACAAAGCGTCAGGCTATCCGGTCGCCCAGGAGCTGCGCCGGCGCGGCCGTACCATCGCCGAACGGCTGGCAAAGAATCCCAAGACCCTCGATCGCGCGGATTTCGGCGTGCAACTTATCTCCCCAGAAGGCGACAAGATCGCGCGCATGTACGCGGTGCAGAACCTGTTCGAATGCGGGCTGATCTATGCCCCCGCCGAAGGCGTGGGTGCGGAAATTGTGTTCAAGGACTGGGCCGACAAGGTCATTGGTGAATGCGAGGTGCTCGGCAAGGGCCAGCACGACGATCTCGCCGACGCCATGTCGCAAGCCCTTGCGCACTTGCGCGCAATAGGCCTCGCGACGCTGCCGGATGAAGACGACCTCGATGCGGAGGAAGCCAACAAGTATCACAAGCTGGCGCCGCCGATGTACCCGGCGCACGGTCATTGGGGATGAGAAAAAACCCTTGGGCTGATCGCAAAACCCGCGCCGCCATCTTGCGCGGCATCCGCCGTGCCGCGCGTAAACGTGCGCAACGGCGTGCCTATATGAGGGCGGCAAAGCAGGAATTGGCGCTGGGCTATATGATCACCCGCCGAGCCATAGAAGGGCGCGGCGGATAGGCCTAGCGAATCTCATGGCTTAGAGGCTATGGTTGCGCGCCCCGGGGTAGCAACCGATGCTCATTCTTGCCTCCGCCACCGACAAGCTGCAGATCGTCACCGGCAGCGCCGGGCAGATCAACGTCCACGCCAGCTATCTCGACAACATCGCCGGCACGGTGGTGCCCGGCCGCAAGAACACCCAGATCACCACCGCGACCACGACCGACGTGGTGCTCGCCCCCGCCGGCGGCACCTATCGCAATCTCAAGACTATGCAAATCTACAACGCCGGTGCCGGAGCGAACACCGTCATCCTGCAACACACCGACGGCGCCACCGCCGTCCAGCTCCACCAGGTCACGCTCGGCGCGCAAGCCACGCTGCAATATATCGACGAGATCGGCTTTCTCATCGCCGCCGCACCGATCTCCGGTGCTCATGTCCTCATCGCCTCCCAGGTCGTCACCACGCCCGTCCCTTCTATTCAGTTCACGGCCGGCATCGATGCCACCTACGACGAATACGAAATCCACATCCTGGCCCTGCGCCCAAGCGCTGACGACTTTCTCAAAATGCGCATCTCCCAGGACAACGGCGCAACCTGGAAACAAGGCGCTTCCAATTACGTCTGGACTACCATGTTCGTCGGCTATGAGGGCGGCGCCCCCACCTTCCACGCGGTGAGCAACATCGACACCGGAATGCTGGCGTCCCCCTCCATGTCGGCCTCCGCCTTCTTCAACCTCAATGACCGTATCACTATGGTGTTTCCCGCCAGCTCCTCTTTGACCAAACACATCATGGGAGATGCGGTCGCCTATCACCCCGCGCTCGGTATCTGCCGCCTGGTCTGGGGTGGAATGTATTACGCCGACACCAATCCCATCAACGGCATCCAGTTTCTGCTGGCAACCGGCGGCAATACCATCGCCGGTGGAACCATCAAACTTTACGGGATAGCCAAGTAAGATGCTGCTGCTAACCTCAACCAGCGATCAGCTCCAGCTCGTCACCAGCGCGGCGGCGTCGATCGACGTGCACGCGACTTGGATCGACACGCTGGGTGCCACCATCACGCCGGGACGCACCAACACCCATATCGCGGCGGCGGCGACCACGATCGCGGTCGGCTCGCCCGCGAGCTCGGCGCAGCGCAACGTCAAGACGCTGCACGTGCGCAACAAGGATGTTACGCTGCTTTGCGGCATCACGGTCCAGGTCTTCGACGGGACGTTGACGTTGCCGATTTACAACGCCTCGCTCAAACCGGGCGAGATGCTGGAATTGACCGATATGGGCGGCCTCCAGGTCCAACACGTATAAGGCGCCGATGATGGCCAACGGTGCGCCGATCAATGGTAGGGGATTGGGCCCGGTAACGCCGACCGAGCATTACCGCAACCTGGACGACATCGCTGGCCAAATCCCGCCGACCGATACCGGCGAGGACATCACCATCGTCCTGCAGGAAGACGCCGAGGCGCCGGTCGAGGAGATCGGCATCGAGCGCGCCGACGGCTCGCTGCTGATCCGTCTCGACGGCAAGAAGATTAGCCGCGAGCCGACCGGCAACGCCAAGAACCACGACGCTAACCTGGCAGATTTTATCGATGCGCGCGAATTGGCGCGCATCTGCGACGACCTGCTCAACGGCATCGACGCCGATATCCAGACCCGGCGCGATTGGATCGAGCGTCGCGCGCAGGGCATCAAGCACCTCGCCCTGAAGGTCGAAAACCCGCGCTCGCCCACCGCCGACGCCGACACCGCGGTCGAGGGCCAGACCACGGTGCGAACGCCCATCCTGCTTGACGCCGTGATGCGGCATCAGGCCAATGCGCGGGGAGAATTGTTGCCCGCCGGCGGCCCGGTCAAAATCCAGAACACCTCAACCACCAAGACCCCGCGCCGGCAATTTCTGGAGCAGCAGACGCAGCAGCCGCGGCAGGACACGGGCAACGATCGCGATATCCTGGCCGAAGACCTGGAGATGCTGTTCAACCGCTATCTGACCATCGTCGATCGCGAGTATTATCCCGATTCGACCAGGATGTTCTTCCTGCAGGGGTTCGGCGGCTCGGGATTCAAAAAAGTCTATCGCTGCCCGATCCGGCGCCGGCCGGTGGCGCGCTCGATCGACGCCGATGACATCATCGTCTCCGACAACGAGGTCTCGCTGCACGACTGCGGGCGCGTCACCCATCGTATCCATATGCGACAGTCCGTGATGCGGCGCATGCAGCTCTCCGGACAATACATCAACACCGATTTGACACCGCCGATCCCGCCCGACGTCGATGCCGTCGACCAGGCCGAGCGCGATGTCGCCGGGCTCTCGGTCTTTACCCAGCGTCCGGAGGATTACAAGCACACGGTCTACGAATGCTATTGCGAGCTCGACGTTGCCGGTTTCGAGCACAAGGAAGACGGGCATTTCACCGGGCTGGCGCTGCCCTACAAGGTGGCGATCGACAAGGATAGCCAGACCGTCATGGAGGTGCGGCGCAACTGGAACGAGGGCGATGATCGCTACCTCAAACGCATGCCGATTGTGAAATACCCCTTCGTCGACGGCCTCGGGTTTTACGGCATCGGGTTGTTGCAAATCATGGGCAATGCGACCGCTGCCATCACCACCGCCTGGCGGCTGGCGCTCGATAGCGCCGGATTCTCGTCCTGGCCGGGCTTTCTCTACAGTGAAACCGTGGGCAGACAGGACACGATGACTTTCCGTGTCCCCCTCGGCGGCGGCTGTCGCATCAACACCGGTGGCCAGCCCATCGGCAACAATGTCATGTCCTTGCCCTACAAGGACGTCACGGCGGGGTTGGTTCAGGTCACCAAACACATCGAAGACGAAGCCCGCCGCGTCGGCGGCACCCCCGAACTGATGGTGGGCGAAGGCCGCCAGGACGTGCCGGTCGGGACCACGCTGGCGATGCTGGACCAAGCCGTCAAAGTCTTGGATTCTGTGCATAAAGGCATGCACATCGCCCAGTCCGAGGAATTTGCGCTGCTACGCGATCTGTTCGTCGAGGACCCTGATGCCTTGTTGTGCGCCGCGCCAACGCCGTCGGCGCAATGGGAGCGCGAAGATATCATCAGGGCGCTCAACGAATGCACGCTCTCGCCGCGCGCCGATCCCAACACGCCGAGTCATACGATTCGTGTAATGAAGGCTGTGGCGCTTGTTCAATTGGTGCAGATGAACCCGCAGATGTGGAACCTGCAGGCGGTCGTTCGCCGCGTTGCGACCATGGTCGGAATGGGCAACGTCGACGAGCTGTTCGCCTCGCCCGATCAGAACCAGCAGCAGTCCGATCCGAAGGCGATGAAGGCGATGAGCGACATGCAGACCAAGATGGCCGAGCTGGCGCAGAACAGCAAAGACATCGAGCAAAAGGGTCAACTCCAGCTGCTCTCTGAAAAGATGAAGTTCCTGACCCAGCAGATGCAGCTGCAGAACAATCGCGAGCAGCGCGAGTCGCTGGAGCGCATCGAATCTGCCAAGCTCGCCAACGAGCGCATGCAGATGGCGGAAGGCGCCCTGGTCCATCCGGAGGCGACGCCGGTGGCGCAGACCTTCGCCCAGCTGTGGCCGGGACCGGTGTATCCGCAAGGTCAGGGGCGTATTCTTTAGAACGGGTCTAAAACAGGAGCACGCAAATGGCACATCCCATGGCTGGCCAGGCGAAGGCATCGCAAAAGGCGCGTCTGCGCAGATTGGGCGCCACCGCCGGCAAGGCGTGGGGTTCGTCCAGCATGTACGACAAAACGTCGTATCCCAAGAAAAACGCCGGTACCCAACGTGAGATGACGATCGCGGGCGGCAAAGGCAGGCGCCGGCCCGACCGCATGGCTACCGGCGGGACCATCAAGACCCGTAGCAAAAAAGGTCACCACACCACCAACATCGTGATCGCGGCACCCGGCGGTGCCGGCGGCCGCGGGGTTGGCGTCCCAGCCGTTGGTGGTGGAATGCCGATCCGGCCGCCGATCGCGCCCGGTGCGCCGCCGGTCGTACCGCCGGTGGTGCCGCCGCGGCCGATGATGGGCGCGCCGATGGGACCGATGGCGGCGATGGGTGCGCCGATGCTGCCGCGGCCGCCGATCGCAGCGGGCGCCGGCATGCCGCCCGGTGCCGTCCCGCCGATGCGTCCGCCCGGCATGAAGCGCGGCGGCGTCGTCAAGAAGCGCAAGATCGGCGGCGAAACCGAGGGTAAGGCCTACCGCGGCTTCCCGCATTCGCCGACCACCGAGACCGACAGCGCCGTGTCGGCGCACAAACGCGGCGGTCGCATCGGCAGGCGCCAATACGGCGGCGCCGCCCCCGGCAAGAAGCAAGACGACGACGACGACACGGCGGTCTTGCAGCAAGGCGGCGGCCCAGGCGCGGCCGCGCAGAACCTGGCATCGAGCCAGTTGCCGTCGAGCATGCCGAACATGCAGAAGCGTGGCGGCGCGGTCAAAAAACGCCAGGCCGGCGGCGGCCTCTTCGGCATGACGCGCCCGGGCTCGCAAGCGACGCCGGCGCAACCGGGACCACCGACGATCTCCGGCCGCGCGGCGCGCCCGGCGCAGCCGCTCATGGTGCCGACGCCGGCCAACCTCGCCGCCTACCGCACGCGCCCGGCGCCAGGCACGACCGTCGGTTTCAAGAAGGGTGGCAAAACCGAGAAGCACGGCGACGAAGCCGAGGACAAAAAGCTGTTCAAGAAGCTGTACAAGCAGGAGGAAGCGAAGGAGCCGAAGGAGGAAAAGGTGAAAAAGCGCAAACGCGGCGGCAGCGCCGGCTTCACCCCCAAGAACCAGGACAGCACCGATCCCGGCCTCGCCGGCAGCGGCATCTATCACCAGCAGGGCAAGGGTTATGCCCGCGGAGGGCTCGTGGGCGGTGCCGGCAGCGGGCTCGGCCGCCTGCGAGCTACCAAGACCGCCGCCAAGGTGCCGGACAAGACTGAACTTTGAAGGTCTGGCTTTGATGCTCGAACGCGACGACTTGAACTTCGCTCAACAGCTGGAGCGCGAAATTCTGCGCCGTCTCAACGGCACGCAGGACGTCCACGGGCTCTTTCGCACCGTGCTTGGTTGCGCGAACTGGGATGCGTTCATGTTCACCAAAGGCAGCATTCTTACCTACGAGGAGGTGCTCAAGCTCATGCGCGAAATCGCCCGCCGCATGAACACGGCGGATGAGGAATCGCAACGGCAGCAAGCGCCGAGGATAAATTGATGCTGGAAGTCCCCAGGATCACCACCATACAGCAGGCACCCGAGCCGCCTTGGGGCAAGGACCCGGATTCGGAAGTGGCCGACGAGTATGTCCGCGATCCCAAGCAGTTTTTGCTCGATCGCTGTGCGCTGTGGACCCCGAGCTGTCACCTCCTGGGAAGCCTGGTTTTGTGCGCGACCTACTTCGCGCCGCCCTATGACATTATGTCGAACGGACAGAAGTGGTACCGCACCGATAAAAGCCATGACGAGGCCGCCTGGCAGGGCAAGGTCGGCCTCGTGATCGCTAAAGGGCCCATGGCTTTTGTCGACGAGCCTGAACTCAAGGTCTATTTTCACGGCGCTAATGTCGAAATCGGCGATTGGGTCCAGTGGGATATTCATGATGCCCGGCAATCCAGCGTACATCGTGTTCATTGCCGTTATCTCAGGGATGTCCAGATCATGGCGAAATGGGACGACCCGCGATTGGTTTACTGAGCTGGAGCACGAACATGGCGGACGATGACGAGAATGAGGAAATAAGCCTCGCCGATCTCGAAGACGAGGAGCCAAAGGCTGCAGAGAAACCGCAAGCGAAAGCACCGGCGAAGCCTCCGCCGGTGCCGGCGCCCGGTACTTCACAGGAGCAGGCAAAGCCGGCGGCTCCGCAGGTGGGGCTCAAGGACCTCGAAACGCATCTCGCCAACGAGCGCGCCGAGCGCCTGCGTGTCACCAGCGAGAACGCGCGCCTATTGGCCGAGCGCGACAACGCCATTCGCTATGCTCAGGCGGCCGAGCAACGCGGCGTCTCGACCATCGAGTTGGCCAATGACAACCAGATCGTGGCGCTGACCGAGCAGCTCGATATGATGCAAGCCCAGCACGAGCAGGCAATGACCGACGGCGATTTCAAGACCGCCTCGGCGTTGCAGCGCAAGATGGGCAAGCTCAATTCCGATCTCTCGCTCGCGGAGGAAAGAAAGGCGGCGCTCGCCGGCCAGCGCGAGCAGATGACGCAGCAACACCGTCAGCCACTGCAGCGTCCGGCGGCTCCCGCGGCAGTCGATCCGCTTGAGCGCGCGATTGCCAACCGCACCGAGCCCACAAAGGCGTTTCTGCGCAAGCACCCCGATCTGATCCGCGGCGACGGTAGCCTCAAGCGCGCTGCCATCGACGCCCACGACCAGGCGCTCGACGCCGGCCACGCCGTCGATACGCCCGGCTATTTTGCCTACATCGAGAGCGCCATCAGTCCAGCCGGTGGTGGAAATGGTGCTGCAGAAGGCGCACCAGCACCAGCTCCACGGCAGCGTGCTCCGACGATGGCGGCACCGGTCGAGCGTGGCGCTGCCCCTGGTAGTAGTAACATTCCTGGCGTCAGCGCCGATGGGAGCACCTTTACGGTGACGGCCAAGATGCGACGTCTGGCCGAGGAGCAGGGTGTTCCGGTCAAGGAATGGGTGAACAATTACATCAGCCTGCTGAAGCAAGGGCGCATAACGCCGATCACCTAGGAGGTGAACATGAACGATAGGGTGTCGTCCCCGGACTGGGGCGAGGACGCGCAATCGGTCCCGCCGATCCAGGGACTGCGCGAAGGCCCGCGTGACGGTGATGCTCGTGAGCTCCGGCCACCGATGCGCCTCGCCGTCGATCTCACCCGCGCGCGCGCGCGTTCCGGCCTGGCCAATGTCGATCCTTACGACATTTCCGACCTGGTCCGCATCTACGCGCCGACGCGGGGTGATCCGCGCAAGGGCAACATCGACAACGAGATCGACTTCAACTGGAAGCGCTACGAGACCTATGGGCGCCGCGATTACGCCGAGCTGCAGGGCTATCACGAGCAAGGTTGGCGCGAGGTCATGCACGAGATGTTTCCCAGCCGTTTTGCTCCGCCTGGGACTTCAGGACCGGTCGTCGTCAAGGACATGATCCTGATGGAACGACCGATGAGGTTGACAGTCGTCGCCAGAAATGAGGAAATAGACGCGGCGACTCGCGCCATGCGTGTCAATCGTGAAAGCATGGGGCAGACGCCGGAGGGCCACGCGCCGCGAATGGTGCTCGCTGATCGCACCGTGCGTACAGCGATCGACATTCCCGAGGACTAGCGCCCCCCTCGCGCACCCGCTGCTCGGGTGCGACTACGCCCGCTGCTCGGGCGAAGCTGACATACTGACATCATCCGCAACCGCACGGACAGCGGCGCTGCTCGCCAAAGCCCGGCAACCCTAACCACTGGGGAGCTTCGCTTATGGCGAACACCGTCGCACCTTTTGGCTTCCGGCCCATCCGCCGCGTTGATGGCGCGGCCTACTCTGGTCAGTTCGACGTCTTGAAGGCGCAACCTACCGTCGGCGCGCTCAACCGCGGCGATATGGTCTCGCGGCTCGCCGACGGCACCGTGCAAGCATCTGCCGCCGCCGATGGTCATATCGTGACCGGTGTCTACATCGGTTGCCACTACCTTTCCGCCGCGCTCGGCTACCCGATCTGGAGCAATTATTGGCCCGGCTCGGGCGCGCTGGGTGTGGCACCGATCGACGTCTTCGTGATCACCGATCCGTTCGTGGTCTACGAGGTGCAGGCCGCGGCCGGCCCGTTCACGCAAGCCGACGTCGGTGCCACCTGCGACATCGTTGTCACCGCCTCGACCACCGGTTTCTCCAAGTGGGCGCTCGGCGCAGCTGGCGTCGCCGCCACCACCCCTTGGCGAATCGTCCGGCTCGGCAACGGCGGCGTCAACATCAGCGATGGCTACGACGCCACCAGTGCCAACAACATCGTCGAAGTGTCCTGGAACAGCATGTTCATGCTTCCGGGCGCTGGCATCTAACGGTTCAGGGAAATCGTGAGAGGAGCAGGTTATGGCTGTCGATATGGCATCGATCAAAAACGAACTTTTCCCCGGCCTGGCCGCGGTCGAAGGGCGTTACAAGAAGATCGAGACGAAGTGGTCGCGCTTGTTCGAGAAGCGCACATCAAAGATGGCGCTGGAACGCCGCACCCAGATGGCGTTCCTGCCGCTGGCGCGCGAGAAGAAGGAGGCGCAGTCGACCTACTTCGATGAGAAGGCCGGCGAGCGCTGGTTGTACACGGCGGAAATGAAGGAGCTGTCGCTCGGTTACATCATCACCCGCAATGCCGTGGAGGACAACCAGTACAAGACGGAATTTAATCCGTCGAATCTCGGTCTGCAGGACGTGTTCGCGGTCACCAAGGAAATCTACGCCGCCAACATCTTCAACGTCGGCACCGTCTTCGATCCGAACGTCGGTGGTGATCAGCAAGCGCTGTTCTCAGTCAACCATCCGATCGATGTCGGCGTGGTTGCCAACCGGCCGTCGGCCGACGTCGATCTCAACGAGTCGACGCTGCTCACCGCGATGACCAACATCAGGAACACCTGGGTCGACGAGCGCAACATCAAGATCGCCGCGCGCGCCGAGCTGGTGCTGGTGCCGGCAGCGCTGGAGCAAGTGATCGTTCGGTTGCTGCGAACCGATCTTCGCCCTGGAACCAACGACAACGACGTCAACGCCATTCAGCACGTTGGCGGCGGACTACGCGACTACATCGTCGACGAATTTCTCACATCGCCGTTCGCGTGGTTCATCAAAACGGATAAGCGTGGATTAATTTACTACGATCGCGTTCCGTTTGAGATGGATATGTACGTCGATTTTGATACAGATAATTTGAAGGTGAAGGGTAGAGAGCGGTACGCCTTCAGCTACTTCGACTGGCGTGCGGTGTACGGCAGCTTCCCGACGAGCTGAGAGCAATACCCAGGCGGGGAGAAACGCCGATGGCACGGCAGTCAACGCGAGGCCCGATCGGTAATTCCCCGCGTGACCTCGGTGACGACTTCATCGGGGAAGCGGCCGAGCCGGCGAAAGGCGGCACACCGCCGCGCTGGCCGCCGAACCCCAAGCGCATCACGACCAACACCTTTCATGCCAAGGTGAGCGGCGATCCCGCGCGCAAGCGTGCCGATCGCTCGCCGACCTATCGGCGCGGGCATTTCATGAAGGGAGGTCGCAAATGAAACGCAGACTTCCTCCAGCTTTCCTCAAGAAGAAGAAAAAGGCGCCACCGTTTCAAAGCAACGTCGAGGGTGCGGCCGCTCGCCATCGCCCCGATCGCAAGGCTCGCGGTGGTGCGGTCAGCAAGGCCTACGGCGAACGCCAGGACCCAGATGAGCGCACTGCGCCAGAAGAAGGTGCCGTGAAACAGAAATTCCAGGTTGGCGGCAGGGTTTCTCACGCCGTCGTCAGAGACGTTGCGCATGGTGACCCGATGCGTCATCGCAGCACGACGGTCCATCGCGTGTCGAGAGACCCCGCGGCCGGCGGCTACCGTGGTGGCGGCAAGATTACGACGGCACAGCGCAAGGCGCTGCCGTCGGGCGATTTCGCGCTGCCCGGCAAAGGCAAGGGGGCCGGGGGAAAAGGCCCCGGTTCCTACCCGATCGATACCGAAAACCGCGCAAGAAATGCGCTCGCACGCGGTGCTCAACACGCGGGCCCAGGCGAGCTGGCGACGATCAAGCGTAAGGTGAAGGCGAAGTATCCGGACATCGATGTCGGAGGCGAATGACTTTCCCTGCGCCACATCCAGCCGCGCAGGGACAGGAGAGGCTGGGTCTATCCAAAGTCCTCCTCTTACACGGGTAGCGATCCAGCCTCTCCAAACCGTTTAAGGCAAGAGTAAGATGGCGACGATCAAGAACAAGATTGTTGGCGGCAACCAGAATGTGAGCGCGGCTGCTGTTGCGGCCGGCGGCTCCGGCTATGCCGTCGGTAACACCATCACGCTGGCCAATGGTGTCGTTCTCACGGTCGCGACGCTTTCGGTCAGCGCGGTTGCTACTGTCACGGTCACCAGTGGAGGCAATATCCCGGCGGGACAATCGCCGCCGGCAAACCCGCAGGCCCAGGTGTCGACCAATGGCGCCGGTACCGGTGCAACCTTCAATCTGACCTGGGTTGCTTCGGTGCCGGCCCCGCAACTGTATGCCTGCGATTGGATGCAGGAGCCGTTCCAGATGGATGTCCTTGTCAATCCGACCGGGACCGGCACCTACGGATTGCAGTACACGCTCGACGATGTGATGAACACGCTGCCGGCGAACGTGCGCTGGATCAACGACACCGCCATACCGGCCGGCACGACTGGGCAAAAGCAGACGACCTACAGCAGTCCGATAACAGCGTTGCTGCTGACGATCACGGCGCTGAGCGCGCCGGTCGAATGGAAGATATTGCAGAGCTAAGATGAATGGCACCACTGGCACTTTCGCATGGTACCCAGCCCTCGCTGACATCGTCTTTGCGGCGTACGGGCGCTGTCAGGTTCGTCGCAACGCTATCGGCATTGATCATCTCATTGACGCCGCCATGGCGGCAAACCTGTTGCAGGTCGACTGGTCGAACGAGCAGGTCAATCTCTGGACCGTCGATCTGCAGACCATAGTGCTGAAGCCGTTCACGGCCACCTATGACGTCGATCCGGCAACCGTGATGATCATGGCGGCCTACATCACGACCGGAACCAATCCGCCCAAAGACCGCATCATCACCTCGGTCGATCGCGATACCTACGCCAGCTATCCCGACAAGGTGACGCCGGGGCGGGTGACGGTCTATTGGTTTGATCATCTGATCACCCCATCGATCACGGTGTGGCAACCGCCGAACGATGAAGAGCCCTATACGCTGAATTTCTATCGTGCGCGGCAAATCCAGGACGCATCGGTGCCAGGCGGCCTGACGCCCGAGGTGCCTTACCGTTTTCTCGAAGCTTATGTTGCCGGCTTGGCGTTCAAGCTCGCCGAGCTTTATGCCCCGGCGCGCATGGAAGAGCTGGCGGCGCGCGCGCTCGGTGCCCTCGACAAGGCCAAGAAGCGCGACGTTGAGAATGCGCCGCTGCGCATCGTTCCGGCGCTCGGCGGCTACACGGATGCAGCATACTGAAATGGGCGGTTTCGCACCAAAAGGCCATGCCAAGCTCGATCCGCAGCATCCAGCGGCATTTGCGATCTGTGAACGCTGCGGCTTCCAGTACAATCATCGCGATCTAAAGTGGGATACGCAGTATCGCGGCCGCGAGATACGCAGGACCGGATATCTGGTCTGCTCGACCTGCACCGACATTCCCAATCCGACCTTGCGGCCGATCGTGGTGCCGGCTGATCCGCCGCCAATCCTCAATCCGCGGTCGGAGACGCAGGAAGTCCCGCCGACCACGCCGCCCTACAAACCGCCGCAGATACCTTGATCTTGGAGGACCGTGATGGCACTCGAAACTTTTACTGTCCTCGACGGCACCGGCACTGCCGTCCCGATCCAGGTTCTGAATGTTCCTACGCCGTCCAAAACTTGGGCGCACGTCATCGTCGACGGCTTGGCTGGCGCCAATGTTGCCGCCATCACGCCGACGAATGCGCTCAAGGTTGACGGCAGCAGCGTTATCCAGCCGGTCTCGTTTTCTGGAACGGTCACCGTAAGCGGCGGCGTGTCGGTTATTCAGGGCGCCAATACCGCAGCCGTTAAGCCGCCGTCGATTGGTCCGGTTGCGTCCGATCCGGCGCTGGTGGTGGCGATCTCGCCAAATTCGGCACTTACGCTAGGCTCGGTTTCAATTGCGCAGGGCGCCAATACTGCGAGCGTCAAAGCGCCTTCGACTGCGCCCGTTGCCGCTGATCCTGCGCTGGTCGTGGCAATCTCACCCAACTCGCCGACGCTTGCCAGCTCCGTTGCGATCGCCCAAGGCGGCAACACTGCTACAGTCAAGGGAGCCTCAAGCGCGCCGCTTACGAGCGATCCCGCACTGGTCGTGGCGATCTCGCCCAATTCTCCGACGCTTGCCAGCTCGGTTTCAATCGCACAGGGCGGTAACACTGCAGTTGTGTCGGCAGGGGGCGCGCTGAGAGTTGATGGTTCTACTGTCACCCAACCGGTCTCTATTGCGGGGTCGGTGACTGTTTCTGGCACGGTCACAGCCAACATCGGGGCCGCTGGAGCGCTGGCTCTGGAGACTGGCGGCAATCTTGCCGCCATCCGTGCGTCGCTGGTTGCTCCTGGTACGGCGCTTGGAGCAGTTCAAGAGCAGATGGTGGCCGGCAGCGTGACGACCGCTGCTCCAGCCTATAGCGCTGGTCTGATCAGCCCGTTGTCGCTCACGACTACAGGTGCGCTTCGGGTTGATAATTCTGCTGTGACGCAGCCGATCAGCGGAGCGATCACAGTCTCAAGTGGTTCGGTTGCAATCCTACAGGGCGGCAACACCGCGGCTGTTAAGGCCGCGAGCACGGCGCCGGTTGCGACTGATCCGGCGTTGGTTGTGACACTCTCTCCTAATTCGCCGTCGAACCCCGTTTCGATTGCACAAGGCGGCAATACCGCTGCCGTCAAGGCAGCCACTGCTAATCCAGTACCAGCTGATCCGGCCTTGGTTACTTCGTTATCACCAAATTCGGCTGCGTTGAAGCTTTGGGATGGAACAAACTACGGTGTGTTCAAAACTACAACCCCGCTTAATACCGACGCAGCACTTGTTGTCGCGATCTCTCCGAACTCGCAGAACCTCAACGGCCAGGCCACGATGGCGAACAGTTCGCCGGTGGTTCCGGCTAGCGATTATATTGGTCCGGTCGTTGGCAATATCGCTGCTGGTGCAACCGATTCTGGCAATCCCATCAAAATCGGCGCCGTGGGCCACACTGCTAATCCAACGGCGGTGACTGACGGTCAGCGGGTGAACCTCATCGCTGACAAGCTCGGCAAGCTGGTAACGGTCGGGGCAATCCGTATTCTCAAGGGTGTCACCCAGACGGCGATCACGGTCAATACCGAGACCACGATCATTGCTGCAGGTGCGGCCGGCGTTTTCAACGATCTCTACGGTCTAATCCTAGCCAACAACAGCGCAACGGCTACTTTAGTAACGATCAAGGATGCTACCGTTGGTACGACACGGGCAGTGCTAGAAGTGCCAGCCGGTGATACTCGCGGGTTCATGTTGTCGGTCGATAGCGCAATTCCACAGGCGACAGCTGCCAGCAATTGGACAGCGACGTGTGGCACGGCAGTCACGACCCTCAATGTTACTGCGCTCTGGGTACAAAACACATGACGATGATGGGCGTTCTTACCGATCGAGTGGTGGTGACAGGTGGTGGTGATTATGCCACTGGCCTGATCAATTATTGGCCGATGGACGACGCCAATACGAATGTGGCAGGACAGACCGTAGCGGATGTTTTCGCAGGTAATAACGCTCTTTGGCCTAATGTTGGTACCGTTACCAGTGCTGCAGGCCCGCCCGCGAGTTCGCTTGCAACGGCACGCGCGCTCGATGGTGCAGTAGGCACTCGACTGGCGCTCAGCACCAATCCGCGCAATTGGAATACCGCCGGTAGCTTCTCGATTGCGCTCTGGGGATTGGTCACGAATAACTCACTCAACAGTTCGGCCGGTGGTGGCCAGACATTCTTTTACAGCGATCTGGTTGGGGACGGGTCGAACTATGTGCGTATCTCCAACCGCATCACCGGACCTGGCGGGGTCTACTTCGGCACTTCCTCTACGGGCATTTCGACGGCCGTTACGACCGTTGTGTCGAACACTTGGATACACCTCGTCGGCACCAATTTGGGTGGTGGCGCAGGCGGCGCAATGAATTTGTATTCCAATGGTGTGCTTCTCGCTACTGCTGCGCAAAACGGCGACTTCGGCGCGGCTCCTGGTACTGGTGTTGGCGACAATATGGGGGCGATGACCAGCACAGACGGCATGCTCACAGGGCGGCTGCAAAAAGTTCGACTTTATAATCGTGCGCTGAGTGCGGCCGATGTTGCAGCACTCTATGCGGCAGGAGGAGGTTAATGCCAACTCTCACCACTGCTACAGTCACCAGCTTTCCCGGCGCCACGGGTGCAGTCACTCGCCCGCTTTCTGCTCGGCTTGCTGAGGTCATCAACGTCAAGGATTTTAATGCAGCGGGCAATGGCGCGACGGATGACACTACAGCAATCCAAAATGCCTTCAATGCGGCGTTCGGTACTGCCGGCGCACCGCATGGCACGAATGCGACGCTGAACAAGCCGGTTTATTTCCCGGCTGGGATGTATCAGTGCAACAGCCTGACGCTGACCCGGGTGCTGGGTGGACGCATTTTCGGTGATGGGCCGGATGTGAGCGTGTTGCGGCTGAACGGCCCCGGCGCCAACATACTCAGGACAGATGGACTACAAGATTGTTTCATTGAGGGGCTGGGCTTCGATGGCAATGGCCAAGCCGGCAATGGTTTGGTTTTAGACCTGCAAGCAGGAGGGGTAGCCGTCGGTCTGTCGAATAACACTTTTGTGCGCTGTCTGTTTACACATTGCGCTACGAACTGTGTGCTCATTCAACCGACGACGGCAGCTGGTGGGAATGCTAACTGTTTCATCGGCTGCGAATTTATTCCGACTGGCACTGGTACTGGCTTAAAGGTCAATGCGGCGACAGCGGTCGGCAATCTTATCAACCAATGTACCTCCATCGGGACAGCGGCAAGTAGCGGCATTGGCGTTTGGGTTGCGGCCGGTGGGATCAGTGCAATCACCGATGTGACCGTTGCCGATCCTATCGGCGTGGGCATTCAAATAGACGCTGGCAATACCGTTGTAGCAGGCGGCCGATCGGAGATCAGTACTGCTGGCCAATCCTTCAAAGTGACAGGTGGTTCGCTCTCCGTTGTAGGCTTCTCCATAGCAAATCCAGGGCAGATCGGAGTGGTGAACAGTCCCGGTAGACTTTATCTCGATTGCTTTGATGTTGTGTCCGACCCATCTCCGATTAGCGGCAATGGCATACTCCAGCTTCGCAACATCAATAATTTTACTGCTAATTTCTTGTCGAGCTTCACCGGCATTCTGACGCATTGGCTCGTGCCGACGACAACTTTTGCCAGCCTACCGACGGGCTATAACGGCATGGAGGCAAACATCACGGATGGCGACGCAACGATTACTTTCGGCCACGTAGAGGCTGGCGGCGGCTTGCTCTACAAGCGGCTCCGCTATCGTTCTGGCACAGGTTGGACGGTGATGGGTGTATGACAGTCAATTTCACGGACTCGCCGATAACGGCGCCATCGCCTGCAGTGACATCTCGTGCTTTCCGGGATCGTCTCGGGCGCGGGCTGTTCTATCCGCATAAATGCGTGAATGTGCTGGATTTCGGTGCAGACAATACTGGCGGCAGCGGTGATTCTGGACCGGCAATTCAGAATGCGCTGACGGCAGCGTTTGGTGGTGCCAACTGGTTCTCGCCCAATAACACCAAGAACGGTCAGAACTGGAAGAATCTGGCGGTCTATTTTCCTGCTGGTACTTACAACATCAAGTCACAGATCAACATCCTAGGCGTTCGTGGAGTGCTGTTTTTTGGCGACGGTATGGATGCGACTGTCTTGAAATGGGCTGCTATGCCGCCCGGTGGTTCAGTCGATCTTACCGGTGTCTATTCTGGCACCGCTGGAACTATGACGAACATGTTCCTGACCAATGGCTTTGCCTCTGCCACCATCAGGGACTTGTGCATTGACATGGGCGGCCCTTGGCGTGGGTCGTTGCTCGCAGATGGCACTTGTGGATTTAATTGGAACTGGGATGGGGGCGTCACTTTTGGCGCCAACAATGTAGACCAACAGACGACTTATCTGCAAATCATCAACTGCAAATTCACAAACGCTACCTTCGGCTGGTGCTCCGGGCCGAACTTCCCAGCAACGCTGCCGCCTAATGGCACGAGCGGTCCTGGCGGAAACACTGGGCAGGAGTGTGATACTGCGATCTTCATCGGCTGTGTCTTTACGAGCTGCTATCGTGGATTGAATTGTCTACAAGCCAATGTGCTTGCGCACGATCTTTACGGCGGCACCGTCAGCAATTGCGTCGATGTTGGTATATACACCAGGTTTGGGCTGAGCCATGTAGCTGGCGTTACGTTTTCTGGTAATGGCGGTTGGGACATAGAAACATTTTTTCCAATGTTTATCAGTGGCTGCATTCTGCCGAGCGGAGTTCTATCCCAACATACTGGCTGCTACATAATCGATTGCGCTAGCAGCAGCGGGGGCATTGCTTTCTCCGCTGCCGAAGCAGGAAGCCAGCACTGCATTGTGCAATGTCCCGTTTGGGGAGTGCAGGGGGGTGGTGATGTAGAAATGAGAGACGTAACCCTTACCAGTGGTACTCCTTTTGGCTCCTTTACTGGCCACCTGACGTGGCACGCACCGACTAGCGCATTTGCATCGCTGCCGACCGGACGTGTAGGGATGCAGGCCAACATCACAGACAGCAATACGGCGGCATTCGGCGTAGCGATCGCCGGTGGCGGGACCAATTATGTTCTCGGGCGCTTTAATGGAACGAACTGGACAGTGATGGGAGCATAGCGATGCCTGTTCAAATCGTAGACGACAGCGGTCAGTCAATCTTTGTCGATGATGCTTCGGCATGTGGATTTACAGATGATCTCGGAAACTTCTTGGTCTGTCCTAGCGGCGGAACTACTCCTGTTGCTGGGTTTTCTGGTAGGTCGCGGGTTCGCATAACCCGAGATGATGAAGACAGTCAGGCGGAAGCGCAATAACGTGACCAACGCACTTTACCCGCTCTGGAAACAGAGCGTGATGACGGCCTCCGATCTCAACAACGGGATGGACGGCGCGGGCGTCGACGCACCCTATCTTGCGCTGGTTGCGATCAGTCCTGGATATGTCTACTCGGCGGCGCATCAGTTTTACACCGATTTGAACAACGTGCAGGGAATCGATCAGCCAATCCTGACAAATACGGTGGCGGGTGGCGTGTTCAAGGGTGGCACGGTGGTGTTCGTCAATGTCAGCGGAGCGCCGGTTGGCGCGCTCGTGGCTTATCGGCACAATAGTGGTGTCAACAGCAGCTGGCGACTGGCGATGTACGAAGACACTGGCGTGGTTGGATTTCCAGTCTCTGCCAATGGTGGCAACGTGATCGTGACGTGGGATAGCCGAGGGATATTTCAGCTGTGAACGATCCGCTGACCGAAGGGCCCGAGTACGAGCTGCTGAGCAAGATGATGGACATCTGCGCGGGTGCCTCGATGGATTTGGTGAAGAGCTTAGCCATGAACTTGATGGTTCACTGTATTCGGCAATCAACCCCGACACGTCGGGAAGCCGAGGCAGAACTGGATGACTGGACCGGACGCGCCAAGACGTTGCTGCTCGATCATCACTACGATCCAGTGAGCGGGATGCGCCGCTCAGTGTTTCCTTTCACGCAGGTTGTCAGGGCGCCGTTCGTCGTCAACGAGAACAAGTTTTTCCGATGAGAGCCGACAATGCAGCCGTCACCGTTTTCGTTGAATATCTACCGCGGAGACTCCGGACGGTGGCGCTTTGCGTTTTTTACGGATACCGCAAACACGCAGCCGGCCGATCTCACTGGGGTCACGGCCAAGAGCCAGATACGCGATAAGCCGGGCGGCGCGCAGATCACGAACCTGATCTGTACGGTCACGCTGCCTAACATCGTTGATGTACAGCTGGCTGCGACTGACAGCCAGCTTCTGCCGGCAAAGGGGGCGTGGGACCTTCAACTAACCTATGTCTCGGGCCAGGTGTCTACGCCAGCCGCTGGGCCGGTTACGGTGACGCCGGATGTGACCGATAGCATACCTGGAGGTTTGCGATGAGCAACGGCCCTCCGCCGGATGCCAACATTGCTCTGGTGCCGGCGGAGACGGTTAACCTTATTTATTTCGAGCCGCTTCCTCCGATTTCGCCGCCGGTGACACTGCCAGCGATGAAATTCAATCATAAGACAAACAGCATGTATCTCGGGGGGCCGTGAGGCCGCGGATAAATGTACTATGTCTATGAGCCGCAGTACGTTCCTTGGGGCTGGCAGGACCAGGCCAATCTATCGCCATGGTCGTGGTACGATCGCAATCTCGCCGACGCGAATGCGGGGGTGCCGCTCTTTGTCAACACTAATCTGTTTTTTTCGCCGATAATCGAGATCGAGATTTTTCCGCAGCTTGTCGTCAATGTGAGCCGTTTTTTTGCGCCGCGAGTTTTTGTGGTTAAACAACCGGATCACATGCTCAAGAACGAGATCAGGAGGATTACGTTTCTGAGTCACGAGAAGTAGGAGGCGACAATCTACGTTGGCAGAGATTTCGATCCCGTCGAGCAAAGCGAGAGCCAGGTCTATGGCCTCGACTTTGTCAACGACCTCGATCCCACCGAACAGCTGCTGTCCTCGAGTTGGACGATTATCGTTATTGTGGGGGTTGATCCTAACCCCAGCGTCCATCTGCAGGGACCATCGAGCCTGTGGACGACAGATGGCAGCGCTTTGCCGACGGTGACCATACAACGCATGGGTGGGTTTCTTCCCGGTGTGACTTATGCGCTACATGCCTCGATCACTACCGACAGCGGCAACTTGCGGAACCTGTGGACTCACATCCGAGGAGTCTCCGTGACATGACGTATGACGAGATTGTCTCCTCGCTGCAAACGATGTGCGAGGTGCCGCTGAACGGCAGTGACGATAATTTTCAGCGCATTGTGCCGGCGATGTTCCTCTATGCCGATGGGCGCATCTATCGCGAGTTGCTGTTCCTGGCGAACGAGATCACGCAGCCGGTGCAGCTTAGCGCGCGCAATCGCGAGGTCGTGCTGCCGCCTGCGGTGATAAATCTGCGCGGCGTTAACATTTGTACGCCGGTGACGACCTCGATCACCATGAATACGATACGTACTCCGTTGGAGCGCATACCGCCGCAGGTGCTTGATTATCTGTGGCCGCAGCCGTTGTATCGGCCGAACGTCCCGCAAAAGTATGCTATGATCGGTGGGGTGGCGTCGGCGTCACCACCGCAGATGATGCAGCATGTCCTGCGGTTCATGCCGACACCAGATCAGCCCTATCTCATCGAGGTGTTGGGGGACATTCGTCCCGATCCGCTATCTCCAGCCAATCCGACAACGTATCTGAGCGTGACCTATCCCGAGCTGTTCCTGTGCGCCTGCATGATCTTCGCCGCCGGCTATCAGCGTGATTTCGGGGCGCAGGCCGATGATCCGCAGCGCGCGCAGAGCTGGCAGGCGCAGTATGATTATCTCAAGAGTGGCGTCATGCTTGAGGTGGCGCGCATGCGCGGCGAGGGCCCGGGCTTCACCGCCGAGCCGCCGGCGCCGGCAGCACAGCCGAGAGCGCCCTGATGCCGTTAGTCAAGCCTGCAGCCCAGCCCGGTTTCAATTCGCAGGCGAGCCAGGTGCAGGCCGCCGGTGCCTGGTTTGCCGGCAACCTCGTGCGCTGGCGCTTCGGTCTCCTGGAGAAGATGGGCGGATGGATACGGCTCTACGGCACGCCATTCCTTTCCCGCATCCGCCGCATGCATGCGTGGCTAGACCTTGAGAATGAAAAAAATCTTCTGGTTGGAAGTGATCTCGGCTTGGAGATTCTCGTCCAGAACACCAAGTACACCCTCGGGCATCAGTTCAATTTGCTGGGCGGCATCATTGTCGAGATTGGTCCGACATCCAGCACCACGACCTTCAGCGTCACTAGCGGCTCGACCACGGTAACGGTGAACACGCTGGTCGGAATACCGATAGGTGAGACCTTCTATACGCTGCTGCCGCTTTCGATCGGTGGTCGGATCATCCCGGCCAAGTCAAGCTTTACGGTCAAGAACACCCTTGCCGGCAGCTGGTTCATGTTCGATATGCCGCAGGCTGCTGCCTATACGGAGACCGGCACTTATGGCACGCGCCTGTTCAAGAACACCGTCGTCAACGGTATCACCTGCACCTGGAAGGCGCATGGGCTGTCGGCGGGCAGCGTCATCACATTCAATCAGCAAACTATATTGGAAGCGGGCTCGGCTTCGTTGAACTACGAGGTCGTGGAATTTTATCCTACAGCAGGCAGCACAGCCACGGTTAACGCCGTGATCGATGCAGACACCTTCACATTCCCGATGCCGGCGCCGTTCACCGGCAACGGCAGCGGCAGGCAGGTCTACGACGGCTGTGTTGTCCAGGACAACACCGGTGGTCCCTTCATCAGCCAGGCTGCGAATGTGCTCGGCATCCCGGTCTTGGAATCGCTGGGCAACTCGCAGCAAAACACTTGGTTCCTCGATAATCTCGGTGAGACTGGTCTGGCGCTGCGCACGGGCGGCCCGCTTCAGGCCTACATCCCGCCGATCGCAAATGGACCCTTCACGACGATCGTCGGTGCGAACAGTACGCCGCCAACGACACCGCAGCATAGCAACGGCATGTTCACCACCATGCCGCAAGCGCAGGTGGTATTGTTCGGAAGCGAGCCTATCATGGGCTCCGGCGACATCGATCCGCTGCTCGTGCGCTGGTCCGATGCCGGCACCTATGACGTCTACAGCGCGACGGTCAGCAACCAGGCCGGCAGCTATCGGCTCTCGCGCGGCTCCAAGATCGTCGCGGGCATCCAGGCGCCGCAGACCACGCTGCTCATCACCGACATGGACTTGTGGTCGATGAGCTATATCGGGCCGCCGCTGATCTATGGCTTTACCGTCATGGGAACGGGCTGCGGGGCGATCGCGCCGCATGCGATCGTCACGCTCGGCAAGACCACCTATTGGCTGTCGCTGAGAAACGTGTGGTCGTTCGGTGACCAGGGCGTGCAGATGATGCCGTGTTCGGTGTGGGATACCATCTTCGAGAACCTCGATCCCATCAACATTAGGAAGTGCCACGGCGCTGCCAATTCGACCACCGGCGAGATTGCCTTCTACTTCGTCGCCAAGTCGGAGGCGCTCGACCAGCCGAACCTGCTGGCGGACTCGCAGAACTTCGCGGGCCCGGCATGGACGCCGCTGGGGCTAGGCGCATTCCTGCTGGTCAACTTCAACACTAGCTATGTCTATGAACCGGAGTACGTAGCGCTCGGCTGGTTCGACGACAACGGCCTGGCGACGATTTCCTGGCTTGATCGCGATGTGCAGGCAAAGCCCAGTTCTACGGTGACGGCACCTGACGGTACCTTCGCGGCGATGACGCTGCTGGAGGACAACAGCAATGGCGTACATCTGGTCCAGCAGGAAGTCCTGAAGTTTGGCGAGCCGCAGATTTTTACGCTGTCGATCTATGCCTACAAGGACAGCACACGCAACATCACGTTGGAGGCCAGATCGTCGTCGGGTAGCAATGCGTTCGTGACGTTTAATGTGACCAATGGGACCGAGGTCGCCAACGGTGCAGCTGGTGGCTTCAAGGTCATCAGCTGGGGAGAGACAACTGACGATTTTGCAGGCGGGATCGCAATCGATGGCTGGTTACGCTACTTCATGGTGTTCGAGACCGATGACAGCGAAAGCATGACCACATCCATCAATCTGACCAATGGCACGCAGGTGAGCTACCCTGGCAGCGGGCAGTTTGCCCATGTCTGGGGCGCACAGCTCAACGTCGGCGGCGCGCTGCTGGAATATACCGTTACGGGTGATCAAATCCTGCAGAACGAGACGGTCCACTACATCAAATACAACACGATCGAGAATGCCTGGGATAGCGGCACCCTAGATCGCTCGGCATGGATCGATACTAGCATATGGGGCACGCCGCTTGGTGCCGATGGCAATAACTTGGTGCAGCAGCATGAGCGTGGTTTTGACGATGATGGCAACCCGATGGAGGACGTGTTTGTTGAGAGCGGCTTCACCGAGCTGAGCGATGGCTCGCAGATGCTTTCCGTCCATCAGTGTCATCCCGACTTCAAGTGGTTCGGGAACAATGGCGAGGTGAAGGTTTCGCTCAAGATGCGGAGCTACCCTGAAGGGCCGGAGCAGCACTTTGGCCCGTTCTCGATGACGCCAACGACGCAGTTCTTCAATCCACGTGCGCGTGGGCGTTATGTGGCGATGCGCTATGATTGGTCGCCGCTGCTTGGCTTCTCGGCCCGCGTCGGCGCAACCACCTATCTGGTGAAACCAGCAGGACGCAGGCCATGATGCGGAGCATAGATGTGTCATGAGAGGTGACGCCCTTGCTTCTCGGCAGCGCCTGATAACGCAAGCGGTGTACGCGCTGGCCGATCACATCGAGCAGGCAACCGGTTATGCGCTCACGCCGGTTACATTCGCCAGTCTGCCGGCGCCGATCACAACCGGCGCGATCGCGTGTATCAGTGATAGCACCGTCAACACCTGGGGTAGCGTCATAGCCGGAAGCGGGACACACACCGTACTCGCCTTCTACAATGGCGCGAATTGGACAGTGGTGGGAGCGTGAGATGATCTCGACGCCGACGACTGCTCCTGTTTCGGTACCACCTCCTGTTTCACAGACTGAGGGCTTTCTTTGGATCGATCAATTAAGCGAGGAAATGCTGCTGACCGTGCAGGCGTTCCAGCGGCTGCATGCGGCGCTGCAAAACAGGATGATCGGCAAGTGAGGCATTTGTCTGCCTTAGAGCAAGAAGTGCTATCGAGGGCACTACGAAGATCAACCAGAAATGTCATGATCGACTTGAACGACTACCTCGCGCAGGCCTATCGTCGGGATGTTATGGGCGAGTCGGTGATGGTTGAGATGCCGCAGGTCGATCTGAAAGAGGTCGAGGCGCAGATCGCGCGTATCGACGCCTTGCGGCTGGGTGCCCATCTCGCCAGCCGGGATTTTGTTTCCTACCAGAACCGGCGCGCGCTGATAGCGTTGCGGGACCGTTTTAAGAAGGAGGAGGACAATGGACCGTCGTGAGATTCTCAAGATGTTCGGCATCGCGGCCGCGGCTATTCCGGCTGCTAAAGTAGCAGCTGTGGAGGTGCTCCCCGAGCCGACAGTAACTGCCATAGCGATGAAGCTGGAACCACCGCTCGGCATGGTCTACCAGTGGAAGCGGATTTTCATCACGGCCGATGAGCCGGACCTGGGCAACATCGCGCAGATGATCGAGGTTGGCTGGAAGCCGGTGCCGGCAAAACGACACCTGCACCTGCAGACAGCCCCGAATACCTATTGGATCGAGGACGGGGGCCTCGTGCTGATGGAGAAGCCGGCAAAGGACATACCGCCGCCGCAGAAATATCCCGAGCCGGAGGCGCACAACACTGGTTGGATCAAGATCGGCCCAGATGGGGTGATCGAAGATGCCTCTGATCAAATCGGGTAGCGACGCCGCCCGTCAGCAGAACATCCGCACCCTGATGGGCGAGGTCGGCAAGTCCCCGCATGTGCAATCGCGCGAGCAGGCGCTTGCGATCGCCTATGAGACCCAGCGCCGCGCCGGTCGTGCCGAGGGCGGCCCGGTCGGCGGCCTGGTCGACCACAACCGCGATCCCGATCTGCCGCCGGCGCAGGACCCCGTACGCCTGGAGCCCATGATGCCGATGCCGCAGGGCTATCAAGACCCGGCCTACATCGCGACCATCCAGCGCCTGATGGAGGGCCAGAGGCGGCTCAACGCTATGCACCCGATGCAGCGTGACATGCTGCGCCGCTTCTGGCTCGGCGGTCTGGCCTACTGGATGGGCGGCTATGTGAAATGACGCCCTTCAGCGCGCTCGTCGATGCTTCGACATCGGCGCTGCTTTCTTTGAGCACACAGCCGAACATCATCTCGTTTCTTGCGCGGTCACAGCCGCTTGAGGCTGAGGAATGGCACGGCGTCAACTGGCCCAACTACCGAAGCAATTTCATACTCGCGAATGAAGCTCATAAGGCCTACCCAAATTGGACCTGGCACGAAACAGCCCGGCTTTTTTCGCCGACAGCAAAGGAGCTGCTCACCGATGAGCTGAAGCGGCGCGCAGCGTTAGCGGTTAGAAAGTGTTCAGCGCTTCAGGAGATCATCTACGAATTGTCGGTCGCGCGTTATCCGCTCTGGCGCGGCCTCATCATGCAGGAGACCATCTACCAAACCAAAAAGACACAGGCGCAGCGGTTCAAGGACCTGGGCTATCCAGAGATCGACATACTGCTGTATCCCTACGTGCTGCAGTATGCTGATTTTGCCGGGCTCACGCTGCGTGCTGCGGCTGACGAAATATTGTTCAAAGCGAAGCTAGACGATGATGGCCTCCTGAAAAGCGAACTGCTGCGGCTGAAGTATTTCAACTTGGTGCGGGACGCCGAAGATGGGCTAGACACCATCCTCAAAGACTTTCGTTGGGACATGTACAGGAGATCGGCGTTTTGAGATTCACGTTCTACAACGCAAACTACCTTGCCAGATATCAGGATTCTCCGTGCATCAAGCATTTTCTTTCGTATTTCAAAGTGTATGGCCCGACCACTGCGCCCGTTGACCGTAGCGGCGTGCTCAAGTTTCCCGTGCGGATGCGCTCGATGTTCCCGCTACCGCAGATGCGTATGTTCACCAAGACTTACGAGGAGTTGTGTAACGAGCGTGCTCAGCAGCTGCTCGCGCGCGCGGAAAGACTAGACACTTGGCTCTATGCATTCTGGTCCGGTGGTATTGATAGCACCTGTCTTCTGGTGTCGCTGCTCAAGAACGCGAGCCCGGCGCAGAAAGAGCGGCTGGTCGTGCTGATGTCGGAAGAGTCGATTGCCGAATATCCGCTGTTCTATCAAAAGTACATTCGCGGACAGCTGCGTCGCGAGTCGGCAATGCTGTTCCCCTACATTATCGGGACGCCGGTCGTGCTCGTGAATGGTGAGCACAACGATCAACTCTTCGGTTCCGATATCATCGCGCCGGCGATCAATCGTTTTGGCGCGGATGCTGTTTGCGGGCCGTACAACCGGAACCTTTTCGCGGCGTTTTTTGTAGAAGGATTGAGCGGAGAAGGAATGGGTGATGATGCACCGCGCTACGTCGAACTGTTCGAGCGCCTGTGCGACAACGCGCCCATTACTTTAAGCACAAACTACGATCATTTTTGGTGGATCAATTTCGTGCTGAAATGGCAGACGGTTTATATGCGAATGCTAAACTACACGGCGGAGCGGAACGCACGCCTGCTTTCCGAAACGTATCTGCGCAAGTTCTATGCGCCGTTCTACAACACGGAGGGCTTTCAGCTCTGGAGTATGGGCAACACCGAGCAGCGGCTCACCAACGGATGGCGCAGCTACAAGTGGCCGGCAAAGGAGCTGATCTTCAATTTCACCAAGGACGCCAATTACCGCGACACCAAGATTAAACGCGGCTCGCTGAAGTTTCTCATCTTGGGCCAGATCGCGAACAACTTCATCGACGACAAGTTTGGCTTCCACAAACAGGTTGCGCTCGAGGATTTCTACGCTAAGGACAACGCCTTCGTGTGATAGGCTGAGGCATGGATTCGGGCCAGGAGATAGCGAGAGCGCCGGGGACTCTTGTCTCACCTGAAATGCTCGAACGGCTACGGCGGTTTCGTGCGGAATACGAGCGCTGTTGGCCATGGCTCGATGGCGCGATCTCCCGCTTCGGACGAACGCACGACATGGAACAGCTCTGGCAGGAGCTTTCTGCAAGGCGTAACGTCTTCTTCTTTTCGATGCCACACTGCGCTGCGGTCGTCAGGGTGGCGCTTTGGCCGACCGGGTTAAAAGAGCTGCACGTCTGGTTGGTCGGCGGCAATTTGAAGGAGGTCAGAGACGGGCTTTATCCCAAGATGGAGGCTTGGGGTAAGCAGGCGGGATGTCATCGAATGATTGCCTACGGCCGCAGAGGATGGCTGCGGGTGCTTGACGGCTGGATGTCGCACGGTACGACGCGGGTGAAGAGTTTGATGGGCCCGCAACCGACCGAGGTTGAACTGAGGGTTCTCGGTTACAGCGAGCTGGCCGCAAGAGATGGCGAAGAAGGCTAGAAAACAGGGAAGCCTGACGACGCACTGTCCACGGCGTCGGAAGGCGCGCCAGGCGGGCGGTGGTCTCCGCAGCCATCGCCCGCCACCGCTGCCAGACGGTTTTTTCCTAAAGAGCAGAGCTGAGCTGCCGGAGGGATACCGGCCGCCGCCGAAGCGTCCGCGCCAGCTCCCTGCACCTTCCATGACCGATGCGGCACGCGGCGTGCAGTATGGATATGGCGCTGCCAGGTGGTCTCACGGAGGGCGATTGAACGTCAATTTGCGCCGTCGTCGGCTAATGGGGCCAAACGAGGACTGGTGCCAAGTCAACGGTCGAACCTTCCTGATAGTCGATCGGCCCCAGGTCGCTTGCAGTGCTTGCGCCGATATCGGTGGCGGTGGCGGTGGCGGTGGCGGCGGCGGCGGCTGCGGCTGCGGCGATGGCGGCTGTGGCGATTCTGGCTGTGGCGATACTGGCTGTGGCTCTGGCTCCTGCGGTGCTGACGTCGGCTGTGGTGGCTGTGCCTGCAGTTGCGGCGGGGGCGCGTGCGGCTGCACCGGCGGTGCCTGTGGCACGGGTGCGTGCGGTGCCTGTGCCTGTGGCGGCGGCGGCTGCGTCGGTGGCTGCGGTTCTTGCACTGGTCAAGGCGGTTCCTGCAGCGGGGTCGATGTTGGTGCCAGCCCGTCGGCTGATGTTGGCGGTTGTGTTCCCGGCGGCTGCACCCCAGCAGGCGGTCCTGATTTCGGTTCTGCTGCAGAAAGCGCAGCTGCTGCTGCAGCTGCCGGGACAAGTGTCGACGCAAGTGCAGCTGCTGATACGGCAGCAGGCTGCATAAGCGGCGGCTTCGGCGGCCTCAGCGGCCAGGATTTGGGCAGCTTTGGGCAGGCCGGCTTCGCCTGTGCTACCCCTGGAATGGACATCGGCCAGGCCTTTGGCGCAGCCCAGGCTGACCCCGAGGGTTTCGGCATGTCCATGGAAGATGTGATAGCTGGCGTCACCCCGAGCAGCCCGAGCGCGCTTGCAGCTGCGACCGGCTTCGCCGTCAGCCCGGCCGAGGCCTCGGTCGAGCTTGGTACTTCTGTTCTCGGTACACAGAACGCGGCTGCATCCAATGCCATCTTGAACGCTCCCCAATCGCAGGTACCTGCGGTGACTGCCGCGGTGGCGCAGGCGACGTCGCTCTCCGGAGTCCTAGCCGCTGCCCAGGCAATGGGGGTGTCGCCTAGTGGGCCGTTTGGTCAATTTGGTTCACCAGCAGCACCAATAGGCATACCAGCGCCGTCACCGCCCGGGCAGGGCGTCAAGGTGCTAACAGGAAACGTGCCGGATACGCAGGCAGCAGACCAAAATGTCGGCCTTGGAGATGTCCAGCAGGTCGCCGGGCTTGGGGACACCGGCGGTCAAATGGTTTCGCCTGACTTCGAGCCACCAGCAGCAGCTGCGCCCGATCAGACACAAGTAGCAGGCCTGGGGCCGGACACGTTTTCTCCCTCTGCTGACACGTTCGCTCCTTCTGCTGACACATTGGATTTGCTGTCGGGCGGTCAGATGTTTGGTCAGGCGCCATCACAGGGCGGCGCGCAGGTCGCGAGTCTTAACCAAGACTTTGTCCCGAGCGGCGGCGGCCTAATCGGTGGTGACAACGTCATTGGCGGCGGCGCGTTCGCGCCTGACACCATGGACTTGCTGACGCCCAGCAGCGATCAGCCGCTTGGTGGTTTGCAGCAATTCGCGGCTTTGACTGATCCCAACGTGCGAACTGATGCAAGTGATCGCGATCGCAACCAGTTGGTGCCGGGACTGGAAGGGGCACGACCCGAAAATCAAATCCTTGGGCCAGGCAGTCAGCTTTACGCGGCGAAGACGGGCGAGGCAAATCAGATTGTACCAGCCGGCGACTCGGCAGGACGCGAGGGTGGGATTTTCGGTGACAGTAATCGAGGACCGTTGGGCAATGCGCCGCCTGCGGCGACGCCTGCGCCGGGCGATTTCGAGTTGGGATCGCAGCGTTCGTACACCGCCACGAGCCCAGATGTTGCACGGGCGATAGACGAAGAAACCAAGATGATGGAGAGCGGCACCCCGTATGAGCCGGGTCCGGGTCCGCCTTCACAGCCACAAGCTCCGACAGACGAGAAAGGCACTAGCCAACTTGCCCCAGTTGGACCGGCTGGAGGAGGGGTAACGCCAGACCCTACAGGAACGATTCCCATCGCTCCTCCTGAACGAAGTGATGTGCCGCCGGTGAACGTGCAGACGCCGACGCCTGAGCCGGGTGGACCGCTGCCGGGGCCACCGACAGCGCCGCCACCACCAACAGCCCCCCCAAGCATCGGCGGGCTAGGAGGGCAAGGTACGTTTGGAGGGCCTCCGGGAGGGCGGGAACCAGGATTCACACCGGGAGGATTGGAGCCAGGTGGCGGTGGTAAGGGACAAGTAGCAAGTCCAGGCTTCCAACCAGGCGGATTTGAGGGAGGGCAGCAGCCGAGCTTTACGCAGCGCGGTGACACGTCCGGTCAGACGCTGGTTCCGACACCGGAGCCATCGCCAACAGGCGTATCGCCTCAGCAGGCACAGCAGCCGCTGCTTCAGCGTCCTACAACACAAGCAGGCACAACAGCCGGTCTCGCGCCAGGAACAACGCCGACTGATCTCTCGTCACAGGTTGGGCTCGCACCGCAAGGGCAGCTGGCTGGGCTCGCGCCCGGGCCAACTGGAGAACAACAGCGAGAGCAAGAGCGACAACAGCGAGAGCGAGATCGAGCAGCAGCAGAGCGACGAGCGGCGCAGCAACCGGCAGCGGAAGGAAGACCGCCTTCGATAGCCGATATCGCGGCATCGTCGGCGGAGGCAGCGGAGGCGCCCGGGCCAGCACGCGGCCGCGGAGAGCAAGGGCGCCGTGGACAGCGTGGTCCAATGTCTTCTCGGCAACAGCGAAACCAAGCTATTCGGCAGGCGGGGCCACGGCCTATTGGTCCTGCTGCTGCTGGCGGCCGCACTGGTGCGTCTCGTGCGGCCGAGCGTGTTTCTGGCCTGCAATGGCAACAAAATACGCATCGGACTGGACCAGAGGGAAGCGTTGCATCACGCCTGAATAACCCGGGAGGACTTTCAGCATTGGGGCCGCCACCGATAGGCGAAGGGCGGGGCCGGCCTTCCGAGATGAGACAATACGGAGCAACTGTTTTTCAGGACGTCGGGCGAACAAGGGGGAATTACAATTCTTCAGCCGGATTTCCGACCGTTGTCCAAGGTATTGCGGCACAGCTCCAGGTCCTGGCGAACAGGGGAAACAATCGGACTGTTGGAGCTGTAGTTCGCAGCTACACAGGCGAGAATCGCACCACGACGACGGGTGGACGCGAGGTCTTTCCTAGTGACATGCGGATTAACGATGCCCTCATCCGCAACAATCCGGCTATGGCTATTGCCATTGCTCGCGCAATCAACGTGGGCGAGAACAACGCTGTCAATCAGCACATCACAGATGAGCAATATCGACAGGCTTGGGAGCTTTATGATCGGGTCGGGAATCAAGGTGTGCCGTTGGCGCAGGCGCTGCGGAATTTAGGGATCGAACAAAGTCCAACGGAGCTAGCACGATCGGGAATCCCGACAACGACAGGGACACCCCCGACACGTGTTGTTGAGCCAACGACGCCGCAAGCACCTACGCCCCCAGCAGCAGCAGAGCCGCAACCAGCGCCGGCACCTCCGATGCAGGCACCTACGCCGCCATCTGCGCCGGCACCTGCAGCGCCGGTGCCGATGCCCCCGGCGATGCAGCTGCCGGTACCGCCGACCAGTCCTCCATTCGGAGGCCGCGCTGGTCTTGGTGAGGCCGGTGGCGTGTCTGGTTTGCGCGGCGGCCCTTCTGGAGCAGCGCCGCTGTCGGGCCTTGTGGCAGCGCCTCTTACAGCTGAAGAGCTTGGCGGTGGCCTCACCGCAGCGATCTCAGCACCCCAAGGTGGTGCTGATGTTCGCGGCGGTGCTTACGAGCCGACAGCGCCCTATCAGACCTACGGGCCCGTGCCGCAGGGACCTGGCTATCCAGTTGCTCCAGTGCAGCCTGGTGGTCCGTTGCCTACAGGTTTGCCGGAGGCGGTAGCGCCAACCGCTGAAGAGCTTGGTGTTGGCATTGGGAGAGAGACAGAACGGCCGCCCGTTGCGGGTGCGACAGATGCCGCGACCGAGACGCAACCGACACTCGAACAACTGGCGGGTCTCATCAACATCCCACCAGGTGGGCATATCGGCGAGACCATTCCGCCACAAGTAACTAGCGGGCCGTTGGTGGATATCCCGCCGGCACCGCCGCTGTCGCCATCTGATCAAGAACCGCTGGAGCCGCCTGAGACAGCGCCGGAAGGCGAGCCGCCGGCTGAGGCCCCACCGGAAGGCGAGCCGCCGGCTGAGGCCCCACCGGAAGGCGAGTGGCCGCCAGATTTAGTGCCAGGTCCGGGGCCGCCGGAACTGGCTAAGGTGGGAACGCCCCAGCAGCGTGCGACCGAAGCGTTCGAACGTGGCCGCCAGCGCATGACAGCAGAGCAACGGACACAGGCAAGACAGTATGAGCAGAATGTTACCCCACAACTAAGGCAAGCCTTGGTCGATGGGAAAATGAACATTTACGAATTTATGTCGAGATCGTCTGGAGGCAAGTATTCCGCAGACACCATCAAGAAGACAGGCGAAGGGGGGATGCCATTTGGTGTTGGCCAGCAAACCGTCCAGCAGGCCGTGCAAGGGCTGCAACAGGTCATCAACGATTACAAGCAAAGTGTCGCCAGCGACCGCGCGCTGCAACAAGCTAATGACAGGGCGATGCAGGCATTCACACAAGCTGCGCAGGATCGGCCAGAAGGTCTGTGGCCAATCGGACAAGGACCCGGCGGACCAGCGGTGGCAACTGAGCCCACTGCGCCTGCTGGGCCTGTACCAATGACGCCTGGTGCTTCGCCTGGGCGCGCAGAGGGGCCTGGTGGAATTACCCCGATCGCAGAATTTGGTGGCGGCGCTGGTCTTGGCGAGGCTGGTGGTGTGCCTGGATTGCCAGGAGGTCCATCTGGACCGGAGCAGCTTGTTCAGATGACGCCAACGGAGCCCTACGTCACCCAGAATGTACCGCAGTTTCCGCCGATGGGGTGGCAACCGCCTGAC